TATCATCATATCATTTTTGATCTAGGTAGTGAGGAAAGAATCCTAATCAATGACATCAAACCACCATTTGCACAGGATGACCCAACCCTGAAAAAAACTAAACCAACTGCATATGCTATCAACGTAGAACGCAATAAAGGTTTCAATGACATACTAAGATATGACTTCATGAAACTTATGAGAGATGGCAAGCAATACCTATGGCAGATATTAGGTTAGACAAAAAAAGGAATTTAATATGGATAGAATTGATTGGTTGTTGAAACAGAGAAATTTTACAATCAATATAGAAAAAGAGAATGCTTGGATAGATTATGAAGTTTCTTCAGATTTAAATTGTTGGAAAATTTTTCATTCTCGGACTGATGAAAAAAAACCAATAGTGAAATGGGAACTAGAGCATGATATGGTTATGATTGATACTTTAGGTGAACATATTCCTCCTAATAACACTTGTCATAAGCAAGTGGCAATCAATAAAGCATTAAAAGCAATTGAATCTCAATGGAAACTTAGATGCAAAGTAGGAAATTGGTGGTATATAAGTGAAAATCGAGAATTGATTGACTTTAGTGAAAGTGTCAAGAAACGGTGGTTGCGGAAACCTAAACTTCCACAGAATTTTAGAGATGGTATGATGCTTCCTAGATAAAAGGATATAATATAATGTTTGAAATTAATGAGACAATCATGAAAGAAGTGGATTCAACTATATCTGCTAATGATCTAAATTATAATCTACCAGAAAAAATTGATCTGTATCCGACCTATTATAAAGAAGGAATAACGGTTAGGTCTTTTCGAGTTAGATGCTTGGGTTGTAATGAGATATTTGTTTGTCCTGATGAAACGCATTGGACTCATAAAGAAGGTGATATGTTTCCTGAACTATATTGTAAGAATTTTACCAATCCTGATAATTATTGTGATTATCATGGGTTCACTGATATAGTTCATGGATTTGTAATGATGGACGATGATATTTATCCTGATATTAAGTCTAATGATTGGGTTGTAAGAAATTTGTCTGAAAAAGAACAGAGAAAATATAATATTCGGACAGAAATCAATATCATAAAAAATAGAAGGAATCCAGATTACAAAAGGTATAAAGAATTTGTCGAACATGTCTATAAAACTGATATGTGGCACAAGGTTGATATTCCTCTCTGGAAATAAACCTTTCGTACCGTATGGGGCAACTTTCCAACATTTGGAGAGATCTGCCCCATTTGGTGCATATTTGGAAAAACGTAAAATAAATATAATTCTCTGCGGTTCTTAGCACACCCGAAGTTGCAAATCATGACTTGCCCATTCCCCTTCGCATGTCTGCCAACACCTGTATGATTTTCTGCACACCACACCCACAAAAAAACTTTAAAAAAAATGCATTTTGACCTAAACCTTTCTAAACCCAGTGCGTCTAAATAGGTGTTGGCATTGCGAAGGGGCAATAGAATTATGGCACACACAAAAAAAGTTTAAAAAAAAGTGAAAACAACCTTGACTTTGACTTGACCATGTGGTATAATATGTATTGTAAGGTTGAGAAATCGGTTAGATAATTTTAAATCATTAGGAGAGAACATGAAATTCACAAACGGAGAAAAAGCACATATGAGATTTAAAAGTCAAGCACAGGCACGCAGGTGGGAAGCACACCAAAACGCAAGGTCTAAGAAAGTTTCACTGAATCGCATAGAAGTAACTACACCGATTGAGGTGCATGACTTATCTGATTGGACTGTTGAGACAATCACCTCAAGCACTGACCTAACCAAGTTCGACCATGTAGTACTGAGTGCTGTTCGATTGGCATTAGAGCATGGCACTACCATCACGTTGGGTTGTGTGATTGTTGACCCCAATCCAAAAAAAAGTTTAAATAAAAATGAAAATAACCTAAACCTTTCAAGTGGTTCGTGCGTCTAATATAGTGTAAGGGGTAAGGGTTGGGTTGGCAAAAAGACAGTCAACCCAACAAGGAATCCCTTTTCAGTAACCTACTAGTTTGCTAAATAGGCAAACCAACGATTAACCTTTTCCAAAAGGAATACAATTAGATTATGAAAATGACTGCCAAACGAATTGAATCTCTCACTGCTATTCTTACCGAACATCCCAATGCAAAAACTCTGAGACAATCTGAGATTACAAAAGCATGTGCCAAGCATGGTCTTGCACCAGCATGGTGGATTATGCAAAATGATGATTTCAAATTAGGTGGTGGATTATTTACAATTCCTGATGCAAGTCTGTTAGAAAATTCTGTACCAAAGAAAGAAACCAAAAAGACAGTCAAGGTAAGTAAAGTTCCTACGAAAAAATCTCAAAAAATTTCTCAGAAAAAAATTGAGAACAATGTTGAGAGTACTTCCCCTGTGGTACATCGTCTGTCGATGATACCTGAAGCAACACCAAACTTTGTCAAGCATGGTCATTACAAGGACGTAGAGAACGTGGTCAAGTCGGGTATGTTTTTCCCAATCTTTATCACTGGTCTGAGTGGCAATGGAAAAACCTTGATGGTCGAAAATGTTTGTGCCAATCTCAAACGTGAGATGGTTCGTGTCAACATTACTATTGAGACTGATGAAGATGATTTGCTTGGTGGATTCAGATTGGAAAATGGTGAAACCAAGTTCCACAAGGGCCCTGTGGTCGAAGCAATGGAAAGTGGTGCTGTTCTTTTGTTGGACGAAGTTGACCTAGCATCCAATAAAATTTTGTGTCTACAACCAGTGCTTGAAGGTAAGGGTGTCTATCTCAAAAAGATTAATCAGTGGGTTCGACCAGCAGATGGTTTTACAGTGATTGCTACTGCCAATACTAAAGGCAAAGGTTCAGACTCTGGTGCTTTTGTTGGAACTAACATTCTTAATGAAGCATTCCTTGAGAGATTCTCAATTACTATGGAACAGGAATATCCGTCTGTTGCAGTTGAGACTAAAATCTTGCAAGGTGAATTTGCTTCTAAAGGTATTGCTGATGATGGTTTTGCTAAAAACCTAGTCGATTGGGCAGATATGATTCGTAAGACTTTTTATGATGGTGGAATTGACGAAATAATTTCCACCAGACGATTGGTTCATATAGCAAATGCCTATTCCATTTTTCAGAACACTAGCAAAGACGTGGGTAAGGTTCGTATCAAAGCAATCGAATTGTGTATTGCTCGGTTTGATGATGAAACCAAAGAAGCATTCAAAGACTTGTATGAGAAGGTTGATGCTGAAGTAACATCGTCAGTCGATAAAGAAGACATCCCATTCTGAAAGAAAAAGAAAATGCAACGTGGTGAATATCATGACATTTATGATGCAGGGTTTGATGAAGCAGGAAACCCAATTCCTGCTTCACCTATAACATATCAATCTGATTATTAGGAGAATTATATTATGGGAAATATCATTAGAATGCTAAATAATAGAACACCGAAGTCAATTCGGTATCGCAATAAGAAACGTTCCGAAAAATATCTTCGGTCAAAGTCATCTCGTAAAATGGTAGATCGAAAAGTTAAGTCAAATGCAATCGAGAAAATTCTCCAACAGGAATTTGAAAAGGAAGTAAATGGGCAATCTGAATGAAAAAAATAAAAGAGTTTCTTGCCGATATGTTATTCTGGGTCTTTACGGGTTGTCTATTTTTTGCGTTGGGTTTACAGTTAGCATTTTTGGTCTTGTGGCAGATATTATCTCTGGTCGTGGATTTAGTTGGTATGGTGTGTGGTTCAGTCTATGTCTCATTCTTGGGATTTGCTTCATTAGTCAATCAAGAATGGGCAGAAAAAAAATTAGAACAGGCAATTAGGTGGTCGGATAGTAAAGATGAATGATGAACCGTATGAGGTAGAACCAAAAAAAGATTCCAATGCAAGGGTCAATTATCGGTACGTTACCGAAGTGATGGGTGTACCGTTGCGTTGGTTCATGGAATTTGTTGAACATGTCAATGATTGTGTAGAATTATCAGTGGTTTTAGACAAGGTTATAAAGGAAATTGATGATAAAAATGAAGAAGAATTTGACAAACTCGAAGAAATTGCCCAAAAACTTGACCGATTTAGAGATGAATTCTACGATAAACTTTGAAGATGTCTTAGATATTCAAGAAGCAGACATTGAAGAAATGATGATGTTACTTGACCAGAATGTCGATCAGATAGAAACCATTATGGAAAGTTTATCTGAAGATGCTTATTTTGAAAACCTTGAATATGAAATTCGATATAACTAATAGTGTTAAAAGCACCTGTTTATGACCTGTTTATTACCCAAGAATACGATTTAACCATTACAGAACAGGCAATTAGAGTCATAAAAGACCGAATATTAGAAGAAAATATGATTCTAATTCAGGTTTATTTGCTGGTTTTTGTCAACGATTCTGGTTTTGGTATGGGTATTCAGTACCGTAGCAACCCTATTAATCATGTTTTACAGATAATTAAGAAGGTAGACGGGTTAGCAATTGCTGTTTCAGAAGACGATTATAGTAAACTCAAAGGGTCGATCATCGACTACGATGGTGAAGTTTTCACCATAAAGGTGAAAAAATTATGAAAAATTGCACACATGGGGTTAAAAAAGAATTGCAAAGCATAGAGAATTACATCGAAATGTTGGAAAAGAAACTTATTAAACAGTCAAAAAAGTTAGAAGATGCTGAACGGGAACTGACAAAATTGCGTAGAGATGTTGAGTGTTACGAATATGGTGAAAAACTTAGAAAGGCATGGGCAAACGGTGAAATCGAAAATTAGTGTAGACGAATATCTCAAAGACAAGATATTTACTTACTGTAATCAACTTGCTGAAAAGGGTCAGAAATTTACAGGGTATAATGTCGCAGATGATTTAAAAGATGATTGGTGGAAAATCGCAATGGTTTTCTACGGTCAATGGGTAGAGCAAAATTCAAAGGATTTAGACATTAAGGAATTTTCAGATACGGAGTGGTAGAATGAAATTCGAGAGAAAAAAATCATTAAAGCAACGAGCAGCCGAAGCACCTGTCAGAACAAAGGTACGTCAGAAGAAAAAGAAGAATATAGTAATCAAGAAACAGACCAAATGGGATCGTTTCAAAACATGGTTAAACACCGAATTGTGGAGATTTTAAAATGAAAAATATTATTATGATACTAATGGTGGCAATCAGTCTGACAGCATCATCACAGGTTACAGATGATATAAGTTTTTATGAAATTATTGTAAAGGGTAGTCTTTTTCGTCCATTAGGGTGGACTGAACCAAATAAAAAACCTAAATATAAATTGATAGGTACGAGAGTCAATGACGATGGAAGTGCATGGGCATACATGAGTTTAGACGGAAATCGTTATGTTATTAATGCATTACGAGTCGGTAATAATATAGATGGTACAACCGTCAAGGAAATTACTACTCGTAAGGTGGTTATGGAAAATGGAGATATTTATGAGTTACCAGCAACTGAATTCCTCACACGAACTGATAAAAGAGATAAACGTTCTTCGATCCGAAGTTCAACGACTGTGCGATCAGAATCACAAGTTAGCAAAAGAGAAGGAAGAACTAGAAGGCAAACTTCAAACCGCACTGGCAGAAGTCGGGAAAATCTTAGGAAGAGATGGGAGTCGTTTCAATCCGCAACACCCGAAGAAAGGGAACGCATGATTAAAGAATTTAGACAAGGAAGGGGAAGAAAATAAATTGTTGAACAAAGGAGAGATTAAATAATGACAGATGAATTAGAAAATGAGGTGGAAAATGACCATGAGATGATATTACTACTCAAGAAAGAAATCGAGGAATTGGGTAGTAGGGAAGACCAACTCGAAAAACAACTGATAGAAACACAGGCAAGTTATAATGAAACCAGTGAGCAACTCGCATTTCATGAAAAACTTTCAGCACAACAAGCATTATTAAAACACGTTTTTTACGGTGTTCTTTCTATTATTATTGCTATGTGGTCTTTGGTTTTTGTTGGTTGGTTCACCAATCAAACATCAATTGAAAGAGAAATGGCATTTTTTGAAAGGATCATTTTGGTTCTAATTGGCATTGTTGGTGGTGCTGTGTCTAGTTTCTTTGATGTCCGTAACTTTACTTTGAATACAAGCAAAAATGGGGGTTCTAATGGAAACGGTAATGGGAATGGCAATGGCAAACGACCAGAAGATACTGGATAAAGGAAATGAAAATATGAAATTGACAATTGCATCTGAACATGGTATGGATTTGATGGAAGCAGTCAGGGCAGAACAGACTGCAAAGGCATTAAAAGCAAGGGCAAATTTACGAGTTTTGTTGAATAAACCTGTGGGTATCGGTGAGCATACTGACTTAGTTGCTGAAGTTTTGGCATTTGTTGAACAGATTGCAGATGCAGAAGATAATTTAGAAGTAATTGATAACTTGATGGGTGATAATAGTCCAAAATTATTAAGTGAATAAATATGAAATTTGATGATGATGGTAAGGTGAGATTAGATACCAGAAATTACAAGGTGGTCTTGTTGATTGAACTAGATGCCATTACCGATCATAGTATTACACCTACGGAAATGGTTGACCAGATTCGTGGTGGTATCATGTTCAAAAAAACTTATGATAGATTACACTTGGCAAATTTGTCAATGGAATATGAGGTTCACGTTCAAGACGATACAGTCGAATTGGTAGAGGTATAGTAATATGAGATTGATTTTTGTTATGATGGTTGTTGTGTTAATTGGTGGTTGTTCAGAGTACAATAGTGATATGAGAGTTGTTTGGTCAACTAGTATCCAAAATCTCGATGATCCGTATGGTGATGCTTGGGAAGAACGAGAAATTTTAGAACCCATTAAGTGTAGGGATGGTTCAACACTTTATGTTGATCCGTACACCAAATTCAAATATTGCCTACCAGAAGGTTTTAACAATGTTCGCAATCTAAACGCATATAGGGTAAAGTAATATGTTTGAATCAAAAATAGTTGGGTTGTGTTTTCTAGTTTTTATTCTGACTGCATGTTTGTTTGTAATCAGTAGTTTTTTGACAGGTTGTGATTTTAGAGAAAATGCTGTTATCAGGGAACAGACCGATATTTTCACTGATGAAATTCGAGAGAAGAATAAGGATATGCAGTTACTTGCCAATCAGTTGAAAATTGCTCAAGAACAAAATAAGAGATTGGAATTGATGCTGTTGTGTCGGGAAGATCAAATAGATGAAAAGGTCGATCAAGCAAAGAAAGATTCTCTCAAAGAAAATCCAATACTAATTTCTATAAATAAAACACCTGAGAAATCTAACAAAACACAAAAGGAAAGAGAAGGAGTTGTCAACCAATGAAAATCAGACTATTAGTAATGGGAATGCTATTGATGCTTTTGTCTTCATGTGCGGTAAAACCTGAGTTTCTAGTAGAAGGACGTACTGTTATTAGGTCAACGGTGATTACAGAATCCCAGTTATTGGAACAGCAAAGATTGGAAAGACATCTTTGGAACTGGAAGAATAGACAACGTATTAGATTTCAAATGGAGATGATGAGACACAGACATCCACAAATGAGAATAGGTAGAAATACCTATAATCCCAATCGAAGGGGAATTCGTAGACACATCATTCGTAGGAAGCATAACGGTGTTAGAATTCATAAAAGAAATTATTGGTCTAAGACAGATAAGCATCCACAGGAGTAAGTAATATGAGAGAAGAAATTAGAGTGCTACGGAAAATATTTAAAAAAATGAATATCATGATTCGTACCAAAGAAGATATGCCAGATAAAGGATGGTACGATGAATATCGTTTTCTGGAAAGGCAACGGGATAGATATGTAAAAAAGTTGAATCCGTCCGTAGGGCGGAATCTGAACGAAATACTCTTTTAATAAGAGAGGAAAAAAGGTTAGAAATAGAAGATAAGCAGAAATTGATACAGCAAAAAAATGATGCTATAAGACGGAAATACGAAGCAGTTGTTGATAGGTGGAATAATAAAACAGGAAATAGACGGAGATAGTAATGTTTTTTCTTGACTTTCTTCTAAAAATGTGGTATAATATGTTTGAAAATGAGGAGTCTTTGAGTGGTTATAACTGAATTGAAAAAAGGTGATGCTGTTCCATTTATCCACAATTATCATTATAGCAAAATACTTCCTAGACTGACTAAGAAATATCTCGGTGTAGTGGATAACGGTGAACTGATTGGTGTTATAACGTTGGGTTGGGGAACACAACCATTACAGACTATTAGAAAGATTTTTAGTAATCATGAATTGACTAGTGATGATTATTTTGAGATTGGTAAGATGTGTTTTACACCAGAAATCAATCAATCTAATTATGGTAGTCGTATAATTTCGTTGTTGGTGAAATGGTTGAAGAAAGAAACTGATATTATGTTTTTATATACACTGGCAGATGGTATCATGGGTAAATGTGGATATGTATATCAGGCATCTAACTTTCACTATATCGGTAATTTTTCAACTAGTGTTTACTATGATAGAAAAAGTGGAGAAAAAATACATCCACGTAGTGCTAAACAGTTATGTATTGAGAATGCACAGTGGGAAGGTAAGAAAAAGGTATTTTGGTTGACTCATGATTTCTGTGAGCATAAAGGAATTGATAAGATTAATGGGTTGATGTTTCGTTATATCTATCCGTTGAATAAAACAGCAAAGAAAATATTAAAATCGTATCCTGAGTATATGAATAACAAAAACCCTAAAGATGCAGATTTAGTTTTTCAAAAACGAATATCCAGAGGTAAGTTTGAGGAGATTGAAAAACCCGATTTTAACATGGACATATTTAAACATAATTTTCAGAAATGGTAGGTCATATGGAAGTAACATTAATTGATAAGATGGGTACGGATTTGACAGTTGTGAATGCGGCGAGGGTTAGTTTTGGTAAAAAGAAAAAGAAGTTTACGGATGCGGATACTAGACTTATTGACTATCTTGCTAGGCACAATCATTGGACTCCTTTTGGCCACTGTTCTTTACAGTTCCACATTGTTGCTCCAGTATTTGTTGCAAGGCAGTTAGTTAAACACCAAGTAGGTTTGGTTTGGAATGAGGTATCACGAAGATATGTAGATTCTGAACCAGAATATCATATTCCTGATGCATGGAGACAACGAGTTAAGGATAAGAAGCAAGGTTCTGATCCTGATAGTAACGTTGAAAATATCTTTACATCAGAATATCCACATCTATTGGAGAGAATCACCCATCTCTACAATAGAATGATTGACGAAGACATTTGTCCAGAACAGGCACGAATGCTTCTACCACAGAGTATGATGACAGAATGGTATTGGTCGGGAACGTTAATGGCATTTGCTAGGGTTTGTAATCTCAGGTGCAAACCAGATGCCCAATTAGAAACACAAGAAATTGGCAATCAGATAGATGCTATAGCATCGAAAGAATTTCCAGTTTCTTGGAAGGCACTACGGGAGTAGTAAAAGGAGACAAAACAGAAATGAAGAACTTTTTTGGAGATGACGAAGTTCCCCTATATTGTTTAAGGCACGAAAGTGTAGGGTACGGGAAAAAGAAATTTTGGACAGTTCGTGCCAACACAGGAGATCATAGATTAGTAACTGTAATGGGAAACAAACAAGAGGCCATCTCTTGGATTGAGAAAAATACTGAGGTTACAAGGTGGTTAAAGAAAAATGAAAAAAGTCGTTGTTATAGGTGATATTATATTAGATCAGTATGTTCATGGTGATGTAACTAGAACATCACCAGAAGCACCAATTCCGATTCTTGAACAGAATCAGGTTGAATACCGTTTGGGTGGAGCTGCCAATGTAGCATCTGCTCTAAAATATATGGGTGAAAAGACCGTTGATGTTCAACTCGTTGGTATACTCGGAACCGATGCAGAAGCAGAGAAGGTAGAACTTCTCTGTTTCCAATCAGGAGTAAATCCATATATCATACATAAGATAGAAGGACATCCAACAACATTAAAGACACGATACCTAAACAAAAATAAGCAGTTGTTGCGTGTTGATCGTGAGGAAATTATTGAGCATAATGTTGTTTCTAGTCATAATGTAGGTGCTATTTTAGAAGATTCGGAGATAGTAATAATGTCCGATTATGATAAAGGGGCATTGAATCCACAAACTATACGTTTGATTATTGAATATTGTAATGAGAATGACATCACGACTATAGTTGATCCCAAATTTGATAATTTTTGGGAATATGAAAAGGCAACAATTTTCAAACCAAATATGAGAGAATTAAAGGGTGCATTGTATTACAAATTAGGAAAACGTTTTGTCGAATATAATGATATTGATGCTGATACTTATAGTATGATTGCCGAAGTTAATACTAGAATAAAGTGTGAGAATTATGTAGTAACTGATGGTGATAAAGGAATGACGTTGATTAACAATGGTCAAATATATTTTGGTGCAGATAAAAGACAAATCATTGATGTTACAGGTGCTGGTGATATAGTGGTATCTACCATTGCAATGAGTTTGATAATGGAAAATGATTTGAGGAAGTCTGTTCATTATGCCAATAAAGCAGCTGGTCTTTCAGTCGAACAACTTGGTTGTGGTCGAGTTAAATATGGAGAGATTGTAGAGTTTGATACACTATTATGAGAATAAGTAACATTATAGGGTCAACTAAATATATGGGGTGGTTATACCCCATTTTTTGTCGTGAAATTAAGGATAAACCTAAACCTAGAAGGTATAAGGTCAGAGAGGTGAAATATGAAAGGTCTAGTCAGAGAAATCGCAAATCGGGTGCTGGAACAGATTTTGGAAAGCACTGATGATTTAGTTGATAAGATGATTGAGAAATTGCTTGAAGAAGGTGATGAATTTATTGAGCAAATTGTTGATAAATTAATAGACAAAATCCTAGATGGGTTAGGAGATGATGATTGAAAAAAATAGATGGGTATGATTTTTTTGTGGATGCTCATGAAGTAAATCAACCTGATGATATGGATGTTTTCCAAAGGAATGTTATAGAAGATCAATATGGTCTGAGGGATAAAAATATTATAAATTCAATACCTAAAGTGATTTTTGATTGTGGGAGTCATATAGGTGCATTTAGTTATGTGGCAAAATCTTTATGGCCAGATTCCTTGACGGTTTTAATTGAACCAAATTTTTATTCTCTGGAAATAGCAAAAGAAAATATACAACAAGTATCTAAAAACAATTCAATCTTTATAGAAGGTGGAATCTGGTATGGTGATAAGAAACCAAAATATTTTACCAGAAATGAGTATACCAAAACTTCTAGCAAGTTTGTTGGAGAAACAATGGGTTACTACGATACAAAGGTTGAGAAATATTATCAAGAAAGTCTTCTGATGGATGAACCGTATATACATAAAGACGAAGGTATAGATGTGTATAAGATAGAAGATATTATGAATTTTTTAGAAATTGATTATATAGATATTTTGAAGTTGGATATTCAAGAAGCAGAATACGATTTTTTTAAAAAGACTTCATTGACATCAGATGATATTGGTCTTTTTGTAGGAGAGTTACATGATTGCTCTTTTTATCCTACTGATACCTTTGAAGAAAAGTCTAAATTACTTACTGACAGGTTTGATAAACACACTGTTGTGAGCAGACAAAGGCAAATGCAAGGTGGGGAAGAAAAATATGTTTTTTATGCAAAGAGGGAGAAATAGTAATGCCATTTTATGATTATAAATGTAAGGAATGCGACTACACTTGGGAAGAACAACAGAGTGTTGACAGTCGTAATGTTCCTAGATACAATCCTTGTCCAAATTGCGGTACGTCCGATAACATTATATTGGTGATTGGACAACCAGCAATTGTTGATAGTATCAGAATGGGTGTAACGAAACCACCAAGTGATGTACAAAACCGATTGCGTGAAATACAAAAAGCACATCCGAATATGAAACAGGGTCGTCATGGTCAAAATATAACTGAGGTATAGTATGGAATTACTATCGGAGAGAATATCGAAGAAGTTGGTTGAAAAATTAGAAGGTGTTTTAAAACCAAGTCCTGAACAGAATGCACAAGACCTATTAACTTGTTGGTTATCGGGTCAGATGTCAGAAAAGCAATGGTTAGGACATTTAGAAGAAAATCCAGTATTGAGAAAACTGAAAGAAAATTATTATTCTGCACCAGATTGGCCAGAACCAGAAAATTATTATTCTGCACCAGAACCAGAACCAATCGTTGAATATAGTAAAGGAGATAATACAATGAAAACAACATTTGAAGAAATTATTGAAGTGGTATTAGCACATGAAGGCGGTTTTGTGGACGATCCAGATGACCGAGGCGGAGCTACTAATTGGGGCGTAACTCAAGCAGTATGGGAAGACCACCTTGAGGATGAATTCACTAGTGAAGATGTACGAAATTTTACCAGAGAACAAGCAATTGCATTGTACAAAGAAGAATTCTGGATTCCATCACAGGCAGAAAAACTACCCGAAGAAATCAGAGAGATTTACTTCGATATGTGTGTCAATCATGGTCAACGGAATGCAGTCAAGATTCTACAAACTGCTGTCAATGCGAAGGGTGGGAACATTGATGTTGATGGTGCTATTGGCCCGAATACAATAAGAGAAGCATCCAAGTTGAAACTTTGGGAAGTTCAAGTCGAACGGTCAGGGTTTTATTGGAACTTAGTATTTGTTGGGTCTTTTTACGGAAAAAGAAATTCTCAGCAGAAATTTATTAGGGGTTGGATTAGACGTTGTTTCAATTTAGGATAATAATATGTTTAAACATGTTGGACACTCTTTGGATGAATTACTAACTGAGGAGATAAACGGAAATAGACATTATGTGGTGGGTACTGAAAAGTACCCATCCATCACTACTATATTGGGTAAAAACCCTGATAAAATAGACGGTATTAAAAAGTGGAAGAAACGAATCGGAGAGGAAAAGGCAGATAAAATTTCTACTCGTTCAATTAGAATTGGTTCCAGAGTTCATGAAATGGTAGAGGATTATTTGAATAATGATTTCGATTTTGAAAGTGAAAGTGATTTTATATCAATGGATATGTTTATACCATTGATGCCGATTCTCAAAGAAAATATTAATAACATACATGCACAGGAAGTTTGTTTGTGGTCAGATTACTTAAAAACTGCTGGTCGTGTTGACTGTGTTGCTGAGTATAATGGAAAATTGTCGATTATAGATTTTAAAACATCGAAAAAACCCAAAAAACGAGAATGGATTACCGATTATTTCCAACAAGCATGTGCGTATTCTATCATGTGGGAAGAAAGAACGGGTATTCCTATTACACAGTTAGTTGTTCTTATCACAGTTGCGGATGATAATCCACAGATTTTCCTAGAGCATCGTGATAATTGGTCGGAACATCTATTAGGTTCTATCAAGTACTATTACGAGGTATATTCAAATGGACTTTAATTTAGATTTTGATACAGATTTCGATTTTGGTATTACTTCTGTTAGTTCAGATCAAGTTGAACAGAATAAGATGCAGACGGAAAAACTAGAACAGGTATCTGCCAGTTCTGAAGGTGTAACTCAACGTTTAGGTGATATTGAAAATACATTGGAATATATGAAATCTGTTCTTGAACTAAAAAATCAAGAAGAGATTGATATGAAAAAACAAGAACTTTATACTGCTTATGCAGAACGAATGAAACAAGTCGAAAAATTAACCATTCCTTTACTACTAAATCTAGCAAAAAATTCGGATACCAATCCTTATATACACTGGCCTAACAGGAAAGAGATTGTTGAAGCACAAATTCAGAAGATTTTGACTGTTACCAGAGGTGAATAGTGATGAATCATGCCAAAACATTTAGAGGAAAAGATAGATAAGACCCATAAGTCTGATTGGCATGGAGCTGCAGGGATTACAGGTTGGATTGCATTGCTCCTACCTGTAATGTCTGAGTTCGAGGGTGTAGGTGAAGAATTTTTTATGGGTGTTGGTGGAGCAAGTGCCGCTTCAGTGTTTGTAATTCTAATGAAAATTGGTAGAGTTACTGCTATGGCAGGGGATTTGCGAGATGAACATAAAAAGCACCTAAACGAAGAACAAGAAAAGGACATAGAACGGATTGAGGAAAAAAGAGAACGTAGAACCAATTCAAAATATCTACACGATTTTTAAAAAAAGTGAAAAAGACCTAAACCTTTTGGGCAGTTTGTGCGTCTAATATAATGTAAGGGGTAAGGGTTATAGAATATGAAAATTGATGAAGTTAGTTATGTTAAATCACTAATAAAAGAAGTCTACGATCATGGTGGGATGCAGAATCTAGTCAAAGGAAATATTTGGATTCAGAGATTGATTGAAATAAAAGGTAATGATTACTTCGATCAGTTTGTTGAAGAACTAAAACAGAACAAACCAGCAGTTTTTGATCCACCACCATTAAAGAAACAGGAATCAAAGGTTGTAGGGTCAGAAACCCAAGCAAATTTTGATTCTAATATTGCTGATATGGACAGTCCTACAGCAAAAAAACGAATAGAAGAACTTACCAAAGAATTGAATTATCACAATAACCTTTATTATAATCATCCTGATAGTGTTGAACTATCTGATTATGAATTTGATATGATGTTGAAAGATTTGGAATCACTGGAAAAGAAATACCAATATAGTTTAGAAGATTCACCGACAAAAAAAGTTGGCAAGTAAAGTCGATTTTTCTTGACAACGACATATAAATATGGTATAATATAGTCGTTGAAGGGGAGAAATAAAAAAATGGAAAATGATTCAAAAATCTCAATGAGAATTGATGCGATGAATCCCAAATTTGAGGTAGAGATACAAGCAAACAATGTACAAGAGGTTAAGGAATTGCTTGATTATGCAATTGTCAATATTCGTACACCACAGACAACCACGAACACTTCTGTTTTGCCTGATTTGACAATTACACCATCTTCCAATTTTCAAGTTTCACCGATTTCAGACAAAGAGATTACTATCTCATCGTCTGATTATGAAATGGATTCCGAAGGGAATACATTTTAAGTTGTACCCCAAGAGTTATAGCAACCCAAGCGGTATAACGAAGGTAAGCCACACTACCTATGGGATATAATAGTGTGGCACGATTTAAAAACATATGGCAAATATATTAGGTATAATTTTATCGGTATCATTTAGCATTGCATATGTACCGCAAATTGTAAAAATGATCCGAAGAAAAAAATCGGACGATGTTAGTCTGATTATGCTTTTGATAAATGGTCTAGGTTACTTATGTGGTCTAGGATATGTATTGATGAAAGGGTTGGATGCATTTTGGTTGACGTTCAATTATTCATCAGGTTTTATTATGACAGTAGTATGTGTCATAACTTGGTATATCTATAAGGAGAGAATATGATAAACACTTACGGGTTACGAAAAACTACTGCGGTAGATTACTATGAAGTGTATCAAGAGGTTCAATCAGCAAAACAAGCTGCACGATTGAACATGAAAGTAGAACTGGCAACTCACGAACGTGAAAAGCACCAAGAATCAGTACAGGAAACTAGTACTAGTGGTGGTGTGAAGTCTGTGGGTAGTCTATTAGATGTTACGGTATAACAACATAAAAACAAATGAAAGCGGAGAATTGTATGCTAAGTGGTTTGACAGCAAAAACATTAGGTCGGTATCAAGAAGCAACTAAAATGATCGAAAAGAGCATGGAAAAGTTGGCATCAGGAACAGCAGACCTAAGTTCTGCTGATAAAGTAAAGTTGGGTAGAATTAATAATACCATTCATACTTTACAGACTGCCAATAGAGTTGTCAAGACAAATCAGGATTTGTTACAGACAGCACTTGCTGGTACGGATTCGATAACATCAGTTGTAACCAAATTAAAAGAACTGGCAACTAAAGCACAGGATGACCAGATAACAGATACGCATCGTGCAAGTCTTGTTACAGAATTCAATGAACTGTTAAAAGAGATTGATTATGTAGCAAAGAATACCGAATATGACGGAACTGAATTGATTGACGGTTCCTTTGGTTCTAGGCAAATTACTATTGATGGTGCTAATGAAGATCAAACGATTGATGTTTCATTAGGTGATTTGACTTTGAGTGGTTTGGGTATTGGTGCATATACTCATACATTAGAAGCAAATAATCCATTAATAGGTCAAGACAATGGAAATGGTGGTGTTTATGCTGAAGGTGATGAAATTAATGTTCCCGTTGCAACACTTAATAGTGTAGAGAATGCACAAAATGCTGTTTCTCGATTAGAGGACGCACTAGATACGTTAGAATTAGAACGGTCTAACCAGATTTCTAAAATCGAACGGTTTGACTTTACTATTTCACATATGGAGAGAATGATTGGAATAAACGAAGAAGCAATTTCCACTATCAATGACTTCGATGAAGCATCTGAAATGGCAAAATTGACAGGTTATCGAATTGAACAACAAACAGCAATTGCGTTGATGGCACAAGCACAACAACTATCTGCTGGTGTACTTCAACTTCTACAAGGATAATAATGAATAGTAAAGGTTTGACCGAATCTGAATTCGTGGAAATCACAACTCAACACCAACCAAGCAGTTTTGCGGTTGGTGTTGAACAATACGTTCAAACACATGATGTAAGTTATATTGATGCGGTTATAGGTTATTCAGATGAACATGAAATTGAATTGGATATTGTACCGAAACTTATAAATATAACGTTAAAACAAAAACTTGAAGCAGAAGCAAGGGCATTGAATCTGCTCCCAAGAACGACTAGTTTGCCCATTTAAATTAACCTTGACTTTCAGGGATTTTTGTGATATAATAGTAATGTTCAAAAATTGATTTGGACAATTCGTACACAACGTATATAACGCATACAACGCAAATAAGAGGTATATAACATGTCAGGATTTCAATCATTAAAGAAAAATCGTCAATCCCAACTAGCAAATCTTACCCAACAGTTGGAAAAATCTCAGCAAACAAATAATTACGAAGACGAACGGATGTGGAAAGTAACTAGAGATAAGTCTGGTACTGGTTCTGCAATTATTCGTTTCCTTCCACCATCAGATGGTGAGAACACGCCTTGGGTTCGTTTATTTACACATGGATTTCAAGGGCCAGGAGGTTGGTATATCGAGAATTCTCGAACAACTCTCAATGAAAAAGATCCAGTTAGTGAATTTAATAGTTCATTGTGGAATAATGGTACTGATGCAGGGAAAGATCAGGCAAGAAAGCAGAAACGTAGGTTAGAGTATTATAGTAACATACTTGTTCTCGAAGATCCTGCAAATCCAGCAAATAATGGTCAGGTGAAACTGTTTAAATATGGAAAGAAGATCCACGAAAAAATTACCGATATTATGAGTCCAGAATTTGCGGATGAAACACCTGTCAATCCGTTTGATTTATGGGAAGGTGCAAATTTTAGGTTGAAGATTCGACAATTGGATGGTTGGCCGAATTATGACCGTTCGGAATTTGACCGACCAACTGCTTTGTTTGACGATGATGCCAAATTAGAGGAAGTTTGGAACAAACAATATAAGTTACAGGAACTCGTTTCAGAGGATAAGTTTAAACCTTATGACGAACTGAAAAGTAAACTTGATCGTGTGCTTGGTTTGCAGACTACCTCATTCTCTGCACCAGAACCAACACCAGAAGAAGATTTATTAGAATCAGTTTCGGATAATTATTCATCAACTGCTGAAGGTTCTGAAGATACATTATCGTATTTTGAGAAATTGGCAGATAACGTATAACATTCATATAATTTCTAAATATTTTCGGATGCCCACCAGAAATGGTGGGCATTTTTTTACCATCCTAGAGAAGTTACTAAATCCCCTGCCATGTTTTGGAGAAATTGTGCATCCTGTACAGCACTAGGCACAGCAATTGTATCAGACGAAACTGTAGTATTGGTGTTATTGACATTCGTTGGTGCATTAATTGCTGTAGAACCACTTCGTTGTGCCTTTTCTTTTCCTTCTACATTTTCTTGATGTTTTTCTATTATATTTTTTTGTGTATCTGCTATTTCTTCCTGAGTTATTTTCAGTGCATTGGCAGATTCTTTTACTATGTTTTTTCCTTCTTGTTGCCATTTATCATAATTGTCATCGAATTGTTTTTTTGCATCTGCTTTTGCAAAGGACTTTACCAGTATCATCTCTTCTTCTGTTGCACCTTCTGCTTGTGCCTTTGCTTCTGCTTCTTTTATTCTATTCGTAACAAAATTTTCAAGATCGTTTTCTCGTTTTATTTCACTTTGATTAATAGCACTACCAGTATCATCGAGGGGAACATTAAGAAGTTCTGCAAATTTTTCTCTTATGCCAAATGCTTTTGGTACAAGGTTGACAATTCGTCTTGCAATGATTTCTTTGACTTTACTACCAAATTCTACAAATTTTTCTTTATTTTCTTCATTTTTTGCCGTTGCTTCTTCAACTGTTGTTCCCATTTGAGTTGCAACAAACTCCTTTAAACCGAATATATTAGGGGTTAGTGCAACAATAGCATTTTTGATCGCATCTAGTGGATTGAATCCAGCAAAGGTTTGTGTTATTAATGCACTTATCTCTTGGATTGTTCTAAATGGAGTCAATATAGCATCAAGTAATCCACTTACGATATTCATGAAATCGAAATCCATGATTTTCTGACCCGTATTTTCAAATCCTAACTTCTTTACCATCCATCCTATTATATCTGCACCAAGATTGACAACACTTCCGACTAAAGAATCAAAAATTCCCATTATTGCACCTTTGATTCCACCAAGAATACCATCTTCTTTGAATCCTGATATTAAACCCTTTACACCTTTAAAGGTTGCGTCTATTACAGTAATTATCAATCCTATTGGGCCTAAAACCCTACCTATTTTTGTACCTACACTAGCACCCAATTTAAACATTGATCTGAGGGGTTTTATCAGGTCATCAAAAATACTGAAAAATCCCTTTATTCTTTTAAAAATGCCCAAACCACCTTTAGCGGCATCCCCGACATCATCAGCTGCATTTGCGATTGGCATAAATCTACCAAAGAAGTTGCGAATTCTACTCACAAATCCCCTGAAAATGTCTACCCCTTCATCAATTTTGTCAAAAACTGATTGAGGTATGAAACTCTTTATTTTAGTAATCAGTCCACCAAAGACTTTGGTGAATGCAGTTTTTATACCACCACCAATAAGTTTAAATAATTTACCAAGACCTTTTGCTACTGCCCAAACTTGCTTTACAATTTCTGAAATAAAACCAAAAGCAGCTCCAGCAAGAAGTGCCAAGAATCCACTAATACCTTTTCCACCTACATCTGTATCTATATCGTCTATAGAATCAGCAATGTCTTCTGTATTATCTCTTATTTCTTCAATGGTTTGTTGTGTATTTGCTCTTGCTGTTTGTTCTTCTCTTGCCTTTTCTAAACGAAATGGATCGGATTGTGGTGATGCGGATAAAATTGCTCCAACGATTACTTTGACCCATGACGGTTCCTCTTCATTGGAAGCAAGAGAAGTTCCTTGTAAAGTTTGATAAAAGTTATCAATAGTTTCACCGAAGGTACTGATAGAATCGGAAAAATCTTCTGATTCTTGTTGTTCTGTTTGCAGACCAGATATTTTTTGTTCTTGTTCTACGAAATCTTTCTTCTTACGAAGTTGAGCATCCATAGATGCTACATTTTTTTCTAAATTTTCTGCTAATTTTTCTCTTTGTTCTTGTTCTTTCTTCTGTGATTCAACTGCAATTGTATGTGCCTGACTTGCCAGATCGACTTCTCGTTGCGAGTTACTTATTTCAGTTTGAAGTTGAGATATTTTTGCTTCATCATTTTCTTGTTGTGCCTTTGCAAGTTCATCTTGTTGATCTTTTAATACGTCTTGAGCAATGGTTTTTTCTATCAAGGCATCTGTAACTGCTTTGGTATATGCTTCTTCTTCTGCCTTTATTTTTTCTAAATCACGAATGCTATCTTCGTAATCTTTGATGGCAGTACCAAGATATTTTTTACGCAATGCTTGTAGATTTTCTTCTTCTTGCCGAAGTTCACCTTTTATTTGTTCTATACTTCTTTCGTCTGCCATTTTAGTAAACCTTTTTTATCTGTGGTTCATATGGTTCAACCATTTACCGAATTTCCATATATCCCTTATGATGTGTTTAATTGGTGGGAAATCTTCCCACTTTGGATTCATTGAATTAATACCCCATGCAGTTTCAAATCTCCATAGTAACCAGTTTTTAGGTGGTATAGGTATAAATGGAAACCTACACCACCAGTTTTTTCTTCGGACTTTCCATCCGTATTTCAATAATGCTATAATCGTTTTGATCTTATTTCTGCCCATTGCAATGATTGTTTTCCTTTGGGTTTCACTTTCAATTCTTTACCCCAATAGTTTGCTGTTATTTCCCATGGCCATAATCTCTTATTGTACAATTTAATATCATCGAATCTACCAGCAAAACCATTTCCACCGAAAAAAATGGGTTGACCTACCATAGAACTTTTGGGTATTTCGATGTAATCAGTACAATATGAATCTAACCAAATTGAAATTCCGTTTGTTTCTGACCTGACTGCCATATAGTAATACTTAAATCCCCGTAAATACTCAATAGTTCTCGTTTCACCCTGATATACTATTCTAACAATTCCTTTCCATGCCTGACCAGAATCTTGATAGAATAAAATTCTCAACTCACCCCATCTAAGTATCTGTCCAAACGGCATCAACTTTCCGTTATCCCTAACTGTATGGTCTAAATCGTGAGAACCAACACCAAATTCAAAATCGAGTGTCCATTCGGTTAATTCCCGTTCAAGATAACGAGCAGGGATAGTAAAACTAGATTTTGGGTCTATGTTCCCATGTATATGAATAACAGGTGAATTATGATATGAATATTCTCTTGGAATCCACCTGACAGTTCCTCTTTTATGTGCAATTGTATTCGACTTAATATCCATCAAAAAATTTCTTTCGTTATCAAAATTCCACATGTACAATAATTTATCAGTTGTGTAATAATCCTTTGCCGAAGCAAATGGTAGTAGTAACAATAAACATAATAAATAGGGTACGATTTTGATAATGTTCTCCTTACAACATATTTTTTAGTTGTTTAATCTCTGATGCACTGAGTGCGGATTTTAGTTCGTCTGCTAACGTATCTGCTCCTTCATTTCTAACAATATTTCTCATCATAATACGCATTTTTCCAAGTCTTTCATCAGTCATTGCCAATCCACCACGAACAACAGATGCCTTTCCTCTATATGATGGTGAACTCATTTTCTGGAGTTCATCGAGTTCCTTGACGTATTCGTTGATTTGATCCACATTACTTCTCCTGTTTTATTCTTTCGTTTTCTTCTTTGATCCAATTTTTGAGAAGGGCAATATATATTTCTCGTTCAAATGGAATCATTTCTTCTAATTCTGACAAACTATATTTATGATGTTGCATTAGGGCAAAGTTTGTCAGATAAACGTTTTCTAATGAATTATGCCCTAATGCTATCCGAAAAAATTTTGCAATCCTTCTATAACCAGTTTTTGGTGATGATTGCAATTACTACATACATATTCTGTTTCATGTGATAGTTTAGGCATTGTTTCAAAGAACTTTTGCATTTTTTCAAATTGATCTTGTGTTAGACCATCTATAAATTCCGAAATTTCTTCTGGTTTATAATCAGATGCACTATGTATTTCATCCTTTTCATATATGGACTCAATGCTTTTGGATAAAATATTCATTACATTTTCTACTTCTGTTTCACCAGAGATGCTGTCCATATCTGGATATTTTAAAATCACACCAATGGTGTCAGTTAATTGTATTTGATTTGTATGATCTTCAAAGGTCTTTACTTCTACTTGTTCTAAATTAATTTCTACTTTATTGATTGTTTCGCATTTTGGACATCTAAACCCAACTTCAGATATTTCACCTACTGATTTTGCTCTTAATTTTAGGAAAATATATTCTATGTCAAATATTGGCAACTGTTCAGAGTCAAAATTATTCATTAAAATGCAGTTATTTATTATTTGACGCATTGCACGAATCATTTGATCTGTATCATTTTCATCTTGATTTGCCATTAGCAATATTTTTTCTTCTTTGACCAAAAAGGGTCTATAAGTAACTTGTTGTTGCGTAGACGGTATAGTCAATTCATATGTTGGTACATTTATTTTTGGTAATGCCATAATTTATATTCCTCGTTTATAAAAGTGCTGAAACTGTGGTTTAGTTTTCGTCTTTTGGAAGTTTGTCTAACCACAATGAACGTTCTGGTCTATTCCAATAATCTATCTGGAATACAACTTCAAATGTTGGAATTTCGGATTGTTCTTCATGTGTCAATTCTATTGCACTTACAGATAATGGAAAACATGCAGAAAAATCTATTTGGTCTATTTGGGTGTTTTTGTCATCGAAAACTCGGAGTTTTAATTCGGTATTGTACTCATTTCTATATCCGATAGTAAAACTTCCCCCATCCATCTGTACGACTTCATTCATCCAAGCATCAATGAATTTTCTTTCTACAAATTCTCTGGTACACATGAAGGATATTGTTATATCTTCCATTTCAGGTGCATAAGGATATTTTTGCTCTGCTCCCGGCGCAAGAACTGAATTGGTAGAAATGGTTTTGCTTGGTATAGAAGCATTGGCAACCATAATTTCTATGTGTTCTTTCATAGTTGATTGAGTCAGACCATTTGGTAGTTTGCCCAACAAGATGTTTGGAATTGCAATGTCCATTTTAAAACGATTTGTTCTGCCAATTCCTTCTTTCTTTATTTTACTAATGAATTTTTCGATGTTCATCTAACCATCCTCGTTGAATCCTTCCATACATTGTTTTTAGATGCTTTTTTAAATCCTTCGTATGGTAGAAATATTGCTATTTTCCAATCTTCTGGTTTTATCTGTATATATGGACTTCTTATGTGATTATTTAGGTATCTTTTGATCGTTGGTTTCATGAATTTATATTTAGCACTTGAACTGAGTAGATTATAAGTTGCAACTATTTTAGTTCTTTCTGACATATTTTTCGTATTAACCAATTTAAGTAACTGTTCTAAGAGAGTGAGTCTTAATTTTGGTGGTAGATAATGAAGATTTAAACCTAGAAATCCATCGTTATATCTTTCTATGGGTATGGTCAACGGATATGTGTCATAATATGGCAATGTTCTTTTATGTTTGGGGTCATATTGGAATAAATACATTTTTCCCAACTCTAATCTGGTTGTCATATAGTCAGTATCTCTCATTAGGTCGTTACGACTAATCCGACTAAAACGTTTATCATTCATCAGTTTTCTAACGTTATCCTTAAACCATGAAATTGAATTTTTGCTAGTTGTTCTTAGACCGTCTAGTATTGCCATTAGATTAGTAATTCCTTCTCGGTTAGAATTTTGAACTCTATTCCTTGACGATTACAAAAATCTTTTGCAAATTTCCATTTGCTCTGATTCATTACCCAAGTTTTTTGTTCGTTGAGAATAGTTTTTCTCTTTTTCTTCCCTTTAATTGGGGGTTTTGTTTGTTTTTCGGGTTTTATTTCTACCAATGTTGTTTTATATTGGTTATCTTTGGTTTTGGTTTTTACCAAAAAGTCGGGATAGTACCGATGCCATTTTCTGTCTGTTGGTAAATAGTAACTTATTGGGAATGGTTCACTTATCCATTCTATGATATTGGGTTCCCGATCACAATATTTCATAAATTTCAGTTCCCAAGACGATCTCCAAATAATTTTCTTTGTTCCTTTATATTTATTTGGATTGTTAGGAATGTATGTTCCACGATAAGGCATAAAGATACTCCACGTTTTATTGTTATATAAATACTTATAATTATAAATATCTTGACATAGGAGAATTATCAAATGGCAGAGTTTAATTATAATCCAAGTGGGTCAAATGGTATGGGCAGAGACGGTGAAACCACAATGGGTTGGATTACTTATGAAGCATATACACATGGTGGAGGAACGCAGAATGTAACCCATGATAGTGGAACTGTATGGAATATACACATGCCACATCAGATCGAATCTTCGGTTGAAGCAAGTTATGCAGATGGTTCTTCTGCTTTAGCAAAACTTGGTAGTATTGGGTCAGATATTATGAAAGGAATTTCTGGACTGACTAGTGGAAAGTTTGATGGCAAAGGAATGATAGAATCAGTAAAGCAACATGCCGCTGAAAGAGGAACAACAGTAGGAGCAAATTTATTGGGGGATATGGTAGAAGGTAGTTTGCTCGGTAAGGCATTTGATATTTCGGCAGAAGATGTTCAAAATTCTGTCAATAAGACAATGGGATCAGTACCCAATCCTTATTTGGAGCAATTTTTTGAGGGTATTGGGTTTAGATCATTTCAGTTTCGGCATAAATTGATGGCATTTGAAGAAAAAGATACTGAAACAATCCATCGCATGATAAATGCATTTAAATATCATGCTTCACCTAGTTTAAGTAAAAAGGGATATAGAATGACATATCCATCACAATTCAATATTCGATTTAATATTGGTGAAGATGGAGAAAGGAACAAATGGTTGCCAATTATTACCCGTTCCGTATTAGAGAATGTTGAAGTCAACCATACCGCAAGTGATGGATGGACAACTTTTGCAAATGGAGCTCCAGTTGACATTGAATTATCATTGCAATTTAAAGAAGTTCAACTTGTATATAAAGATCATTATGCTTCGAGAGCATATCCAGAGGGGTAAGTAATATGCCAACAAAATATTTTGAACATTTTCCGAGAATTGATTATGATATTGAGCAAAATAACAGACCAAAAAATGTGATAGATATTATGCGTAGGGTTGGTATTAGAGGTGATTTCAACAAATATTTGCCTACATATTATAAAGAAGTTGTTCATAACGATCAAAGACCTGATTTATTTGCGTTTGATATGTATGAACATACATATTATCACTGGGTTAATATGATGCTAAATAATATTGTTGATCCATACCATGATTGGGTTATGCAAAATCAAGTTTTAGAACAGCATATTGATAGAAAATATCCTGACAGATCTATATCTTTAGTAAATACCCATTTTTCAGATACAACATATGGTGCGGTTGATAGCAACGTTAAACGTTTTTTTGTTGAAAACGAAACTGTCAATGAATATCAAGCAGACGGTACTAAATTGGATGCTACAGGAACAGTTAAGAGTTTTCAGGCATCATTAATACAGTTAAATATTAGTACCACAACACCTGTGTCTTGGAATGTTGACAATTTCGTTAAAGGTGAAGAATCAGGTGCTGTCGGGAAAATATCTAGTATTACTAACGAGAGGGAAGCAGTTCATCATTACGAAAATAGTGATGGTATACAAGTTGGTAGAACTGCTACAGGAGCAACTGCTGTAACCAATGCAGATTTTGAAGTTGTAGAAAATGACAAAAAGAGAGAAGTTCTTACACTTAGAGAGCAATATTTACCCCAATTTGAGAACGAATTGAAGAGGTTATTGACAAGTGCTGATTAGATCGCAAGAAAATATAAAATATCCCTTTGAGTATAAATTGAGAGATTTGTCATTGTATTCTACACTAATCAATAAACGGGTTAGTTTGATGGATATAATGGGTGAAGTTTCTATATTTGAAAATATGTTTACTAATGTCATGACAGGAAATATAGTAGTACAAGAATCTGCGAATTTAATTTCAAATTTTCCCATTGTTGGGCATGAAAAGTTGGATATAGTTCTTTTTGATCCACAACAAGAAGATGTCGAGATTAAAAAGACATTTCGTGTTTATAATCTCAGCAATATAAATGCTCCCAGACAAGATATTAGAACGTATATTATCAATTTTGTTTCGGAAGAACTTCTGACTAGTATGAAAACTAGTATCAGTCGGTCATTTTCTAATAGGACTATATCAAATATGGTTCAAGGAATTTTTTCTTCTGATTTGGATAGTGAAAAGAAATTATCATCAGATAACACTAAAAATAACCATAATATAGTAATACCAAACCTGAAACCGTTGGATGCGATTAATTGGTTATCAAAAAGAGCAATTGGTGAAGCAAATGAAGGTGCAAATTTTATGTTTTTTGAAACTAGAGAAGGGTTTAACTTTAAAAGTATTGAATCTTTAGTTGAAAAACCTTCGCAAGAAACATATAATAGAAAAATGTCTTCAACAGATGTAGAACCACAAAGAAATGTAGTTCGAGATGATACACAACAAACAATAGAAACTATGTTGGTAACAAATACCTTTGATCTGTTGAAAAATATTCCGATTGGTATGTATGCGAGTAGGGTAGTGGTTCATGATATGATACAGAGGAAAACTGAAACATTGGATTTCGATTATAGTAAATCATTTTCCGATCATTCACATATAGAAAATAGTCCAAGAAAAGATAGGTGGGGTTTACAAGAAGTACAGGGTGTCAATCCCTTTGATAATAATATGCTGATTGGAGAAAAGGCAGATGATTACAACACTAGTCCATTATCAAAGCAATATCATATAGTTCGTTTTGACAAAGAAAACAATTATACCGAGAAGGTTATACAAAAAAGAGTTTCACAAATGCAACAATTGCAAAATATAAAATATACTATTACTTTACCAGGCGATGTTAAACGAAATGTCGGTGATATTGTTACGATTGATATGGATTCTATACAAGCAGGGGAACAAGTCGAAGATAAATTACATTCAGGGAATTATTTAGTTACGAGTTTACGACATTCCATCAAAGATGATAGACATTCTATGCATATGGAAGTCGTCAAAGATTCATATTTTAGTGCATTGCCAAAGGGGAAATAAGAAATGGAACGAATAAAACAATTGAATTTACACGAAACTATCCGAGGTGTATCTACTGGAGAGGAGTTTCAAGAAAATAATTTTTCTAATTTACTAGATGCCATAGTTGGTAAAATGAATGGTGATGAATCATTAGATGAAAAGATTATTTTCTTCAATAATCGAGCAAGATATGGACAGGTTGTTTTTCTTGCTGGTGGTGCTGGTTCTGGTAAGGGGTTTGCTTCCAAGAATTTTTTGGATGTTGCAAACTATAAAATTAGAGATGTTGATGAATATAAATTAGCATTCCAAGCATTATCAAAAATGGAACGATATAACAGTTATCATGTTATTGTTAGTCGTGATTCAAATAGTAAAGATAGTCCAAAAGCAGTTGAAAGAGTACAGGTAACAAAAAATAAACCAAAATTGGATTATACGAGTTATAACACAGAAGTTTATCTATTAGGTGATTTAGTACTCAAAAATCAAGACCATGTTGGTATTTTACACTTAGCAATCAAAGAATTGGGTATCAAGAATAAAACTTTAGATGCTCTGCTCAGTCAACGTGCTGGTCGTGGAAAAAATCAACTACCTAATATCGTATTTGATATTACTTTAAAAGATTTAGATGATATTGCCGAAGTAGTACCAAGACTGATTGATGCTGGTTATGATACTGACAGTATCCATTTAGTTTGGGTTCTTTCTGATTTTGCAGTTGCTGTTGAGCAAAATAGAAATAGAGAACGAGTAGTTTCTTCAGAAATTATGCTCAAAACACACGTTGGAGCTGCCAATACCATGTATGATATAGTCAGAAGTCGTGGTGTTGCTGGTCTAAACGGTGGTATCTATGTCATTCTAGGTGGAAAGGATCATACTGTATTCTGGACTGACCCAGATGGCAATGTGATTACTAACACTAAGGGTGAAAAATTGGTCAAAGGTTTCAAATCATTAACTCTGAAACATGAAGGTGGTTCTTGGGTTGGTGAAGATAGAGTTCAGCAACAACTTTATCGTTGGATGATTGAAAGCATACCTAATTCACCAAAAACTGCTGGTATGTGGGCAGAAATTTCAAAATATTTAGAAAACAGTGATATACAAGAAGTATAAGTAAATGAATCCAGAATTTGTATGGTGGAAAGGTAAAGTTGAAGATCTAACCGACCCGTTAAAGATGGGTCGTGTTAAAGTTAGAATTTTGGGGTATCATTCTGATGATACTGCACAGATTCCTACTTCAGATTTACCTTTTGCCTATCCAGCAATGCCTATTAATAGTCGTCCAAGTGATTCACCCATTGGGCCCGCAGTTGGTACATGGGTTATGGGGTTCTTTGCGGATGGAAAAAATGCACAGCAACCAATAATGACACACATTATTGATGCTGGTTATAAGACTGCGGATGATCCAACACCACCAGAGAATGCTCCGAGTTGGGGTGGAAAAAGAGAAATACCCACAGGGGAAGTAAATACCAATCGTTTATCAAGGGGTGAAGACGAAGATACATATATTTCAGACCATACACCCAAAACAGGTATTGCAGTTGCTGGTAAAATGAATCGACCATATAGTGAACCAAGTTTATCAAAAGGTGAATATCCGTATAACAAGGTTGAAGAAAGTCAATCAGGTCATGTTTTCGAGGTTGATGACACACCTAATAATGAAAAAATAACTAGAATTCATAAAGATGGAACAATGGAAGTTATAACTGGTAGTCATCGTTTGGTTAAAGTCAAGGGTGATGATTATGAGTTGATAGTTGATGGGAAATCTAAACATTTGTACGCAGAAGGGAATGTCAATGTTACTGCTGATGGTGATGTCAATATCAAAGGAAAATATATTCGTTTAGAAGGAACACAAGTTAGGATTAAAGGAAATTTAGGTGTTTTATTGGAATCACCAACTGGTGCATTTGTATCTGCTCCATTTTTGAGTACTGATCCTAAATTAGGTGGTGCAATAATGCATGGTTCAACAGGTCAACCATTTGTTTTACCAGCAGGGATACCCCCAGAAGGTGTGATGGGCCCTGATCTTCCAAGTATGACAACTTCGGGTTTGCCATCAACTGGTGCTTTGGGGAATCTCTCAGGTAGTATTACTAATGCCAATTCTAGTTTAGCAGGGGCAACAAATTCTTTTGCTGAAACTTCAAATGCAGTTGGAAATATAAAAGATGCAACTACACCTGAAAATCCTGTTACCAATGCAATAACAGATGTGGCAAATGAGGTTGGAGATGTAGTTGATTCCGCAGAAAAATTAGCAGATAGTATCAAATCGGAAGTTAAATCCAAACTTGCTAAATCGGTAGGTGCAATAGATGGGGCAATCGGGAAGATAACAGATATAGAAACTTCTATATCAGATAAAGTAAAGACAGCAAGAGATACAGCAAATGCTGAATTGAGAGATGCTTTGCCTTCTTTGCCAGAGATACCAGAATTACCACAATTACCAGATTTTTCATTTCCGAATCCATTAGTTGCAATGAGACAGGCAATTTTTGCATCATTTAAAATGATGGGAAATTTCACTATGTGTAAGAGTTTGTTGCAATTAAACTGGTTGAAGTTTTTATTAAAGGCATTATCTTTAGCAGACTTGTTGAAAATGATGTTGAATCAATCTAAAGAAAGTGATTTGGATGATGCAAGTGCAGCTATGATGCAAATGATGAGAGATTCTTTGCTAACAGACGATAACGCAAAATCAATAGTAATGCAAGATAGTGAATTTGATATGTTGGATGTATTAGAAAATCCTTTATCATTCACTGACAAGGATGGAAATATTTCAACTGTATCTTCCTTCGAGGAAGCAGTTAAGATGATTGTTGATGGAAAAGTTCCTGATTTTGTAGATGATGATATTGTTACGAATATAGCAGAATTTGGAAATGTAGATGGAACACAAAAAGTCAATGATGATCCGATTGTTGAACGGGGCATGAAAGGTATGGTAGGTATGAAAGGAACAAAGGGTGCTACACCCAAACTATCAGATTGTGAGGATGATTGTTAATGCAAAAGTTACTAAAAATATTTAATGAAATAGATCGTGAAGTCATAGATGCAATTTCTACGTTAGTAGACAAAAATATTATAGAATATGATGAAGAAAACAATCGGATTGTATTTAATACTGATATGGTATTGAAATTTAGAGGAAATGTTGAAATTGATTGTGATAAGCATGTTATAATCAAAAGTGGTCTAAAAGAGGACGAAAGGATCAACCATCCATATTCTATTTGGTTAAATCCAGCACAGGATGAGGATGGGGAGATGATTTTCGATACAGATGCCTGATATAACTTTTTCATTGCAAGATGGAAGCACTCAATCTCTCAATTTGACCAATATAAGTAATATATTATATGTTTCCTTTCTTAAATTAGATGGAACTTCTGTGAATGTTCCGATTTCTTTTATGTTTTCTTCTACTGGTGATTCTGCGACTGTAGGTGATTTTTTAACTGCCTTTACAACTAGTATTTTGAATAACGAAAATATAAATGTTTTTCGTGAGGGTGGTTATCGTATTGATGATGTGATGGTAAAACCGAGTTTTGCTGATACAAGAGCATTGGATACTTTGAAATTTTGCAAAGAATTGTGTTATAATATAAGCGGAAAGACGGATGAATGTATAGAAGTAACGGCTGGTTCTTTACCCAAAGGTTTGGAACTTAAAACCAATGAAAATGGAAATTTTGTAATCGAGGGTTATGCCACTTCTGATAATTTGACAGGAAATATTTCTTGCCATCTTGAGGTAGAATCTCAAAATGTTGTTTACGAGCAAATGAAAAAATCACAGAGTGAAGTGAGTTTTGAAGATTTATATAAAGGAAGGGAAATAGAATTTCGTAATATCCAATATGCAGAATCAAGTAATCAGTTTTGCGTCTGTGATTGGATCATAGATGATGTAACTAAAGATTCAACTACATTAAAATGCATTGAAACATATACTATAAATTGTGAGAACCGAACAAGATTTGTGGTTGATGAAATGACTGATGATTTAAAAATATTTAAATATCATGATAAGAGAATAGATGTTGACGAGTTTAATAAAACAAAACACGATAAAGATTGGAAGGGGAAATTGATTTCTAATGATGGTTGTACCGTTGCGACATTTGATGAAGTTAGGGTTAGGTATCCACAAGCAATTTCTGATAATGATGTGGAAACTTGTACGTTTACTTTAGGTCTTTGTTCTGCTTCTGGCACTGGTTATTGCGAAACAAAAGAATTTTCACTTAATGTTAGACGAAATTATGATGCTATCAGGGATGAGATGATTCAACAAACTAGATATGAGATGCCATATCAGGGGAATTATAGCACATATAACAAAAATTCGGTAGTTTATTATTATGGTGATACACCAAATGCTTCGTATATAACACTTTTTCAGTTGCCTTTAACTAAGAATAATGGAACTGCAAAAAATATTGTTATTTCATATGCCGAATTAGATCTTATAAAAAATGATACAACAGAAGCAGATATTGCAGTTGATGGTAATATTACTTTTATCAGAAATGTATCAGGAAATTCTTTATCATCAAATATAGAATTGAATACGGAGAATAATGTATGAGACTTCCGAAGTTAGAAATATCAAGACCCGTTGCTGTTTGGGGAAATCTGGATTCTGGACATGGGCCTTATCCACCTACACCAGCAATGATGCCACCAGCACCATTTGGAGAAACTACACGTTCACCAATGAATATATATTCAGCAACAAGTACTGTCAAAGTTGGTTTTATGGGAAAATGTGTGGGGATACATCGTCAATATGATGTAAGACTACCTCATATTAGTCTATCAGCTCCTTTTACACCAGAATTAGTAAACAATGCAGCTGCATATAAAGGTGGTTTTTTGCCACATACATCCGAAGGAAGCAAAACTGTAAAAACTAATGGAGTTCAAACTGCCAGATTAGGTGATCCAATAGTCTGTGGATCGAAAATAATATTTGGTGTTTCTCTTTCGGTTATGATAGGAGAATAAAAAAATGTCAGTCAATTATCAATCAGAGAAGGAAAATTTAAAATATCAAACTAGAAAATATATTGATATAGATTTAAATTTTGGATTGAATCCCTTTACTAAAGATATTCTAACAAAAAAAGGTGATTCTGCAATAAAGCAAAGTGTAAAAAATTTAGTATTGAGTCGAATAAAGGAAAGACCATTTCAACCGCAAATTGGTTCAAAAGTTTATAATTCGTTGTTTGATAATATAGAACCCACAACAACAATGACTATCAAATCCACTATTGAGAATATTATAAATACATTTGAACCCAGAGCAGTTGTTAAAATGGTTGATTGCTTTTCTGATTATGATAAAAATGGGTATGAAATTTCAATAACTTTTGTGCTTATTAATGACCCCGACCCAATAACCATAGACTTTTTCTTGGAGTGGTTAAGATAAAATGCAAAATAGTAAATTACGAGTAACGGAATTAGATTTCGATACCATCAAATCAAATCTTGTCTCTTTCATGAAAAGTCAATCCGAGTTTACGGATTACGATTTTACAGGTTCAGGGTTAAATGTTTTGATGGATATGCTTGCCTATAATACCCATTATATGGCATATTATGTCAATATGGTAGCAAATGAAATGTTTTTGGACAGTGCTTCGAGAAGAAGTTCTGCGGTTTCAATCGCAAAACATCTTGGATATGTACCAAAATCTGTTTCTTCTGCATCTGCCACAGTTTCATTGTCTATTGTTGCAACCGAATCGACTAATAGCAATTGGCCTTCTTCAATAAGTGTTCCAAAGAACACTAAATTTACTACTAAAGTAGATGATGTTAGTTATGATTTTTATACAACTACGGCGTATACAGCAACAAGTTATGTCGATAATACATCTAATGATACTAGGACATTTACCCTACCAAATGTAGTTTTAAAAGAAGGAAAATTGGGTACAATGTCATATACGGTTAATCAAACAGGTTTAGAGGAGAAATATGTTATTCCAGATCCTACTGTAGACACTAGTACATTAGTAGTTAAAGTTTTGACTAATGCAACAGATACGATTTATGACATATATACTTTATATGATAATGTTGCAGATTTAAAATCTACCTCTAAAGTTTACTTCCTACAAGAAGTTGAAGATGGAAAATTTGAAGTTTATTTTGGTGATGGTGCGTTAGGTGCAAAATTAGAGGAAGGGTATATTGTAGAAATGGAATATATGTCTTCTAAAGGTGCATCTGCTAATGGTGCTGGTGGAAATGATGCTACAGATGCTAGATCGTTTACAATGGCATCTACATTATCATATAGCAATTCCAGTTCCAACCCTACGGTTGTAACCTCAGTTACTAATCCAGCAACTGGTGGTACTGGTGCGGAGACACTAGAATCTATCAAATACAATGCACCAAAATCGTTCAAAGCACAGGATAGAGCAGTTACAACAGAAGATTATAAAACCATAGTTCTCAATAAATATACAAATGCTAGTTCTGTCGTAACATGGGGTGGTGAGGATAACGATCCAATTGATTATGGATCAGTTTATATTGCAGTTCGACCCATAACTGGACTAACTTTGACTGATGTTTCTAAAAAAGATTTATTGGATATTTTGAAAAAATATAAAGTAATGTCAATCCAACCTAAAATTGTTGATCCAGATTATACATTTGTAATTGTCAACACAACAGCATATTATGATACTACCTTGTCAATAAATCCTAAAGAAGCACTTTCTGATAATATAAAATCGACCATTTCATCCTATAATAACACTTATATCAATTCCTTTGATAGTGCATTTAGACATTCTGTATTGGTTGGTCTAATTGATGATACAGACGAAGCAATAAAAAGCAATGTAACAAAAATCAAGTTGAAAAAACGCATCAAACCACCATTAAAGAAGTCGTTTGGTTATATATTGAAATATAGTACATCCTTGCTGAAAGGTACGGTTACTTCTGATAAATTTACAGTTTGTACTGATTTGGGATATGACTATACCGTTTCTCTCAAAGATGATTCTTTGGGCAATTTAGATTTGGTAGATTCTTCTGGATCATCATCAGATGGACAAAAAATAATTTCAAATGTTGGTACAATAGATTATACAACAGGAAAAGTTGTTATAAATTCTATGAGTATAAGAACTATTGTATCAGGTTTGGATTATGTCTATATTACAGTTGATGTAGACGAGGACGATGTTCATGTCGTAAAAGGACAAGTAGTAACTATTCAAGATGCCGATATATCGGTAAGTATGGTGGAAGATGTTACATAACGAAAAAATAAAAAAGACCATATCAAGTTTCATTGAGTCGCAACTTCCACTTTATGTGGAATTGCATTATGATAAGTTTGCTGGTACAAATATTTCTAAATTTGGTCGATTTATGCAACTTTATTATGAATGGTTGGAAAAATCTTATCCAGCAACTATCAGTGATTTAAATAGAGAGTCCATCAAGGCATATAAAGATTTTATGATTTCACATTTACGTCCAGAAGATGGGAATTTGTGGAATGCTATAATCAATCTTGAATATATGAAAGATGTGGATAATGCTAAAGAAACATTACTTCGATATATCAGATCAGAATTTAATCCAGATTTGCCAATGGATGTTTTAGCAGATAGAAGAAAATTAGTTAAGAGAATGAAAGATTTAAATCGTGCTAGAGGTACGATCCCTGCTTTTAGAATGTATTTTGATATTGTTTTCGATAAAGTTTCAAAGGTTGTAATGAAACAGGATCATGTTTTTACGACTAATGATAATGATTGGGAGAAAAAGAGTGTAATTAGAGTTTTGGCAGATAGTACTTTGAGTGCTAGTGATATGGCACAATTTAAAGGTTACTATATGGTGGGGCAAACTTCTGGTGCAAAATCTGTAGTTTCGGAAGTGGGTGATGTAGGGATCGGAACTATCAATTATAAAGAATTGGGTATTGACAAACCTACGCAGTCAGGCACTTTCAGTGCAGGGGAGATTTTATTAGCAGAAACTGAAGAGGGTTCACCTGTTTATAAAACAGGAACAACCATACAATTAAAAGCAATTGTACAAAATTCTATTCAAGGTGTAAATTTTACAGATGCATCCAATGGTGGAAGTGGTTATTATTTAGATGATGTAGTAACATTTGGGTCATCGACAAATAGTGAAGCAAGAATAAAAAAATTAACCAAAGGTGGAATTGATGGAATAAAGGTTACAACTGGTGCAGATAATTCCGTTATTAATTTTGTCAATGATTATTTAACTGTGTATGGTATGGAAGGAACTTTTGTTGTAGGAAAAGGAATAATTGGTGCAGAAAGTGGTGCAACTGCTGTCTTGAGATTCAAAGACAATACGTTTGGGGAGAATAAATACTGGATAGATAACATCACTGGAACATTTAAAACCGATCATGTCAAGGGTGGTGAATATTCTTCAGAAGAAATATATTACTATGATTTAGACACTAAGACCAAAAACGAAAATATTAGAATGAGAGCAGACAAAATAGTGAAAGTTTGTGAAGTTACAGCAACTGCCGAATCAACAACAGGAACAAAATCGAATATAATATCGCCTGGCGTTGGTTATACATCATTACCAAAGATGTATATTACAAATTCATCTACGGATAGTTTACAACCACATGGTTCAGATATTGGTGGAATAGAAGAATTGGAAATAATTAGATATGGACTTGCTAGTTCCAGTTCAACTGTTACATTTAGGGATACATCATCAGGAACTAATGATATTAGGGCAGTTGGTACGGTTACTTATGGAGCAGAAATAACATACGGTGGGGAATATACAAGATTTAAATCAAATCCAAGTCAAGGTGAAGTTGCCATTACAGATGCTGATTATTTCACATGGTGGTCGTATGTAGTTAGTGCTTCAGAACCACCTGAGATTTGGAAAGAACAATTGAAGAAATTCACCCATCCAGCAGGAATGAAAGTTTTTGCTGATTATTTGATTGATACGACAAAAACAATTACAACAGATACATCAACTACGGTAGTAAATGCATCACCATAAGGAATAGAATAATGGGAGAAATAATAACAAGAGAATATTCTCATTCATTGGCAAGGCAGTTCATGGAATTGGTCAAGGGAAATACGCACAGAATTTATGCGGTTATAGGGAATACTGCCGAATCACAGACTGCAACAACACCGACTTTTACGGGTTTTTCTGATATGAAAAGTTTTTGGGATAGTGCAGCTGGTTTTAAAAGAATTACTTCATCAGATGTATCAATGGTTGTACCACATGGAACTGGAACTGCGATTAAGGAATGGAGTTCTGGACAGGGATATGCTCAATATTCGCATAGCACTGATCTGTTTACATCCCCGTCAAATCCTTTTGTTGCATTTAGGGATAGTGGGTCTTATATAGATGTATATAAGTGCTTGTTTAATAATTCAGATGCAACTTCTACAACTGGATCATCAAACGATGATTGGTCAACCACTTCTGCATTGATTAGAAATACCGCAGGAGATGGTTACTTCTGGAAATATATGTATTCGTTTTCAGATACGAGTGTTTTTTATACGACAGACACTAATTTTAAGTGGATGCCAGTTCAGACTTTGAAAACAAAACCGAGTGATACAATAAATCTCAGACAATGGAATGTACAAGTTGATGCGGTAGATGGTGCGGTTGATATAATTACACATTCAGCAAGTTTTGCTAATTATACAGTCGGTGAAAATGTAACACTAACTTCAACAACAGGCAGTAGTTTTGCAGGGAAAATTGCACAGATTGGTGGTACAAATAAAAGATATGTGGATACTCAATCTTCTGGTTTGAGTGAAGGATCGGGATATAGAGAGGTATCAGCAGTAAAGGTTAATAATGTAACTGATAATAGTTTGTCTGCTGTTATAAGTCCAATAAGTGGACATGGATTTGATGCAGAAAGAGAATTGGGTGCTAAAGATGTAATGGTAACTGCAAAAATAACCAATGGGGATCTCACAGTAGGAACGGGTTCTGGAGAAATTCCTAGATATGCTACAGTTGGATTGATTCTCGATCCAATTATTTCTGGTAGCAGTCAGGATGATGTTTTAGCATCTGGTACAACAATATCTTCTGGTACAAGAGCAAGTGGTGGTTCGTATATAACTTCTAATATGTTAAAATATAGTGGTCGGATTTTATATATAGACAAAAGAGCAACAATTACAAGGAATGCAAGTAACACTGATACATTAAGAATAGTACTTCAGTTTTAAAGGGAATAAGATATGCCAACAAAAGATTATAATATTCAACCATATTACGATGATTTTGATGAAACTAAGGGGTATCATCGTATTTTGTTTAAACCGAAATTTGCGGTTCAAGCAAGAGAATTAACACAAGCACAAACCATTTTACAAGATCAGATCTATAAGCATTCTACCTATGAAAATGGTGAATCAATATCATCTGGTCAAATTAATATTTATACAAATATTGCTTATGTTTCCTTACAAACTGATTTGACTTCTAGTGAAACTGCGACTAGCATTGTTGGCAAAGTAATTACTAATGTTCAAAATGGAACTGGTGTCAAGGCAAAGATTGTTGCAGTTGCACCAAAAAATATTACGAATTTAGAATCTTTGACTGTTTATGTTGCATATTTGGATAATACAACCACATCTAGTACCTTTTCAACTAATGATTATTTGTACGAAGTTACAGATGGTACAACTATTTCTTCCACTGCATGGAATCGTGTTGGGTTGTTATCTACCTATACCACACCAGCAACACATGTTGGTTCTGGTTCGATAGCACAGGTAGAATCGGGTATTTACTATATTAATGGATTTGCGACCTATGTACCAAATCAGACTATAATTCTTGACAAATATACCACTTCACCTTCCTATAAAATTGGGTTTGATGTTTCCGAAACAACTGCTACATCTTCTGATGATACATCACTTAATGATAATGCTGTTATATCCAATAATTATCAGGCTCCTGGCGCAGATCGTCATAAAATACAATTGACATTGGCAAAACGATCATTGACTGTAAATTCTACTGAAGGATTTGTAGAAGTCTGTGAAGTTGTAAAGGGGTCAATTAATCTCAAGAATTCTACCAGTGATAGTAAAGAACGAATTGTAGTTAGTGGTTTTGACTATGAGATGCGTGAAAATTTATCTGCTTTAACTGATGTCAATGGTCTTACAGGGATTAGTGCATCTGGTAATGGAAATAAATTATCATTTGGTGTGTCTTCTGGTATAGGAAAAATAGACGGAAAGGAAGTCAGACTGAAAGAAAAAACTTATCTTACAATTGATAAACCGAGAACTTCAATAACCAAAAGTTCTACGACTATTAATGCTGGTGCTGAACTAGGAAATTATGTAATTACGGATGGGAATTTAACTCAGCAAGCAGATGCAGATACATTTGCTTCAATAGTAAATTTTGCACCAGCAAGTGGTGCTATGTATCCGTTGGTTCATTTTGCAAAAACTACAGGATCTGCGAGTGGTAGTGGTTCGTTTATCGGAACAGCAAGAATTAGAGGAATAGAACGAGATGGTCTGGATTTTAAAATCTATTTATTCGATATTCAATTAAAAACTGGTGAAATATTCTCAGAAGTCTCGGCATTGCATCGTTGGTCATCAGTAGGTCAATCATATGCATCTACTACTAAAATTTGCGACTTAAAAACTGATAGAAGCAAAAATACAAGAGAAATTAGTGGTGAAGATGTTGCCTTAAACACGTTAAGAGAGACTAAAAAGAACGCATTACTTCATGAAATGCCATATACTGGTATAGAAAGTGTATCAGGAACACTTAGTTTTTCGAGGGTTAGAAGAACTTTTTCTGCTAATGCAGTTACCAGTGGTGCTACGAAAACTGTAACTATATCTGCGACAAATCAATCTTTTGTTGATACAACTAGTGTTTTAGTTTATGGTAGAGATAATAATATTAGTGGTGGGCCTAATGTTCTATTTTCCAGTTCTGATCTGACTATAACTGGTGCAGATACTGATACATTGACTGTATCAAATAGTAATTTTATAGCAACTGAATCTTATACGGTTGTGGCAACTGTTAAAATTGCTACTGCAACAAGAGCTTCAAGGGATCTTAGTCAACAATATGATGCACTTAATGAAAAGAAAGATGTACAGAAAACAGTAATTTCACTTTCAAAAACTAATGTTCATCCGTATAGTTGGAAAGTGTATATGTCTAGTGCATTTAATGTGGTTCCACAAGTATCAACTGCAACAGATATTACAAGCAGATATACACTTGATACAGGTCAACGTGATGATTATATTGATTTTGGTCAAATTAGATTAAAGGATAATCAACCATTTCCTAGTGGAAGGGTTTTGATCGTTTTTTGGTATTATGGATCAGGGGCAGGGATTTATACTAACGCACAATCGTATCCTGTTAATGATGCTCAGACGAGCAATAATACCACATATGGAAATGTTCCTTTTGTAAGTAATGCTGATGGTGGAACTACATATAGGTTATCTGATGTTCCAATTTATACTAGTGTGAATACTGGTAAAAAATACAGATTGAATGATTGCATTGATTTAAGACCAGTTAAAAACGACCAATCAGGGAATGATACCTTTAATAGTGGTGGATCAAATGGAATGGCAGTACCTGATAAAGCAACTTTGAGTATGACAGGTATAGTACAATATTATGGTAGAATTGATAAAATTTATTTGGGTGCAGATGGAACGTTAAGAGTCAAATCTGGTGTTGCCAGTTCTCAACCAGTTATACCAGACAATCCTAGTGGTGGAATTCCATTATATAATGTTAAATTACTACCTTACACATATGACTTACACGATATTGTAGTTCAACCATTATTCGATGATGGTCAAAGAGATACAGATTTTGATGCTATTTCCAGTTTAGAGAAATCCGCAAAGGATTATGATCTAAATGTCGGGAGAATTCGTAGAAATACCTTTAGTGATCCTTTTGTTGGACATAATTTTGCAGATGTAACAGATAAAGATTTTTCTGCAAGTATTGATATGCAAAAAGGTGAGTTAAGACCAAGATATAAAGTCGAATCTGTACCACTTGTAACTCATTCTAGGGTCAATCACACAACACCAGCAGATGTTACAACATTGACTGTGGGAGAGTATAATGGAACTGCAAAAAATGTAGTAACTTTACCTTATACACATCTTGCAGAACTTCAGAACTTAAATTATAATGCTGAAAGAACTTTGAGAAATACTGATGCTGTTACATATAATGGTGTTGTCTATATCAAAGAATGGGATACATTCAAATCTACAAAATCCAGACCAATGATTAAAAATAGAAAGGGTGATTTTGATAGCATTCCTTATATTGATGATGGATTTAACGCACAAGGTACTATTTGGAATGAATGGGAAACAGAATGGTATGGTGTCAAAGACAGTCATATTGCTGATCCCAAATTAGATATGAATTATAATGAATTGGATAAATCACCCAATTACTATAATGTAACTGGAAAAGAGATAAATGATAAAACAGTCGAGGGAAATTATGTTCCTTATATTAGGAGCAAAACGATTACGATTAATGCATATGGTCTAAAACCTAATTGTGCAATTACATCAGTTAAATTTGATGGAATTGAAATTAGTACTTATTTGACACCTACTGGTTCATTATATACTGATAATAATGGAAAATTTTCAAAAACTTATATCATTCCAAATTCAGACGAAGGTGTTGGTTCTACTAAGTTTACAACTGGTAGCAAAAAAATTGTTATTAGTGGAAATGATAATTATGCAGAAGGTTACTATCATGCAGTTGGGTTATTCGATGATGAGGGTTATTTAACCAAACCATATGATTTATCATGGGATGACCAGACCAATGAGTCAATGTTCCAAGAATTTGAGATTTTTGAGGAAACATGTATTACCAAATTGGATCTATATTTTACCGCAGAAGATTTATTTGATCGTGCTGTAACAGTTCAGATTAGAAAAATGGAAAATGGGAAACCAAGCAATAAAGTATTGCCTTATAGTATAGTTTCTAAGATTCCAACTGATTTTGTTGCATTTTCAACAGGTACTGCGGTTACGTTTACATTTGACGAAACGATTTATCTTAAACGGGGGAAATATGCCATAGGTATAGTAACACCTTCCGTTGAGTATAAAATTCAAACTCTGAAAACTGAACAGAACAAAGGTTCAAAGGGTACGGGAATTGGAAATCTCTTTATCGGTGGTCAAAAAATTACCGATGAGATTTTGAGATTTTCTCTCTATCGTGCTAAATTCAATGCGTATCCTGATGATGCAATTATTAAGTCTACACTTAGCAATCCTGTTTTAAACCCAAATCCTCTGAAAACACAGTTGTGGTCAAGCAATTCAGATGCAACTTTAGTGGTAGATCATGAAGGACATGGATTTAGTGCTGGTGATACGGTCAATTTTAGTAACATTCAGGGTCGTACTGAACATGATTTATTTGTTACGGGAGAATTGACATTTACAGCAGGGGAAATTGTATATAATAGAGCATCTGCATTTAGTCCAGAAAATGACAATGTTTATACAGTTCCTTATGGAAGAGTGATAACTTTTGACAATACCAAGAAAACAATGTCAATCGCAACAGAATCTGGTGGATGGAATGTGGGAGATCATGTTATAGGTGTTTCTTCTGGTACTGATGTTGTAGTTGCTAATGATGGTGTATACGAAGTTAAGAGGTTGAAAGGTTTGCATTTAGGTGCAGTTACAGATGCACCTGTTAATGGTAGTAACAATGGTGCTGGTTACACTGCTTCTTCTGCAACAGGTATTGGTGAAGCAACTACTAATGTGAGTGGTGCAAGTGGTGGAACTGGTAATGGAACTGGATTGCGTGTTAAAATTTCAGTTGGTGGAGGTGGTGCTATAACTGGTACACCTGAAGTTATTTTTGGTGGATATGGTTATGAAACTGATGATGTTGTAGCAGTTTCTGGTGGAACTACTACTGCTCAGTTAAAGGTTACAGCAAGGGGTGTTACGGTTGACGACCACACTGTTATGTCAAGTGGTTTAACAGCAGATAGATATTCGATGGGTGGTTCTAACCTAGTTACTTTGGGTAGTTCTGGATATGCTCAGAACGAAAATAATGTAACTGTAAAAAATGCCAGACGAAGAGCAGATATTATTCGATATAACGCAAAACAATTTGTTCCTGATGGTACTAGTTTAAGTTGGGTAGAATCTGATAGTACGGCATTATCAACGACTGATAGTGTAGATGTGAATACGAATATACCGTATACTCAACCAAGAACTTTAACTACTGATGCTGTTTTGAAATTAACAATGTCAGGAAATACAAGTAATGATAGATTATCCCCAATTTTTGATATTAGTTCTGCTAATACCTTAATTGTATCACATTTGGCATCATCGTCCAATTATATCAGTCGAAAAGTAGAATTGGAAGAAAGTGCAAATTCAGTTTTTGTTGTCTTTGATGCTTTGTTGTCAAAAGGAAATGCTATAAATGTTTATGCTAAAACTATGGAATCATCTTCACAGACAACCTTTGATTCGGTATTTACTGATAAATTACAGACTGATATTAGTTCAAGTGCTACTACTGTAAATTTAGTAGAAAATGAATTGTTCACTATTGGTGATGTTATTAGTATAGGTGAAGAACAAATGCTCGTAACAGGTACGGGGTCGGGATTGACTGTTACCAGAGGTTATAATCAAACGGTATCATCTGCACATTTTGCTACTGATATTGTATCCAAAGATGCAGTTATATGGTCATCTTTATCACAAGTTGGTACTACTTTTGATGCAGATTTTCCAGAATATAAAAAAATGGTATATAGTCTGGACAATATTTCTGATTTTGCAATTTTACAATTAAAAATTAATATGACGGCAAGTAATTACTCTATGCCCGTTAAGATCAGAAATCTGAAGGTTATACCGAATTATAAAGACGATTCGTTAAAACCAATGCAAACTAAAACTGTTATTTCTAATGTAACAGGAATCACTAATACTGATTTTGGTTCTGTAGCAAATACGATAGAAGAAATACCAACTAATTTTGTTGTTGAAGAAGCAACAGCATTTTTAACTGAAGTTAAAAATTCTACAACACAGTCTACAATTTTACAACTTGCGGATGGTGATGTAGAAATTTTAAGAGGGAACGATGGTAAAGTAACACCACTAAATACTACTAATAACACTGGATGTACTGTTAGATTCAAGAGTACTGCTGGAACACTATCTGCTGGTCATAGTGATGGAAAGAGAATGGTAGCAGTAGTTATTTTAACAGGGAGAAGGGTTTAAGGAGTATAAATTTATTATGAATATATTAGTTACGGGGCATATGGGTTTTATTGGAAGTCGGGTTGTAAAACGATATAAAGAATTAGGTCATAATGTATATGAAGTAAATAATGGTTTGGAAATAGATATTTGTAGTGATAGGTATATACCCGACTTGCAAAATTTGTTATCGGGAAATGGTATAGATGTTATCAGTCATCATGCCGCCCAATCTGATGTTAGAAAAGCATTGTTAAATCCAGAATATGATGCTAAACAGAATATACTTGCGACATTGAAAATTTTACAGGTTTGTAAGATGTTTGATGTCAAAAAGATAATTTATGCATCTTCTGGTGGTGCTTGTTATGGAAATCCTGAAAATTTACCCGTTTTAGAAACTGATTTGCCTAATCCGATTTCACCATATGGATTAAGTAAATTGGTTGCTGAAAAATATATTAAATTATCAGAAATATCATATACAATTTTAAGATATGCTAATGTTTGGGGTGAGGATGCCAAAAAAGGAATATATTACATTCTTCGCAAAAATCCAGAACCAAGAATTTATGGTACAGGAGAAACTACAAGAGATTATGTTCATATTGATGATGTTGTAGAGGCAAATGTTTTAGCATTACATAAAGGAAAAAATGAAATTTTTAATATAGGAACTGGAGAAGAAGTTTCATTAAATCAATTAGTAAACAAATATGGTTGTCTACATACAAATCCTATTTATTTTCCTAAAAAGAAAAATGAGGTCGAGAGGATATGTTTGGATAATAGAAAGGCAAAGAAAATGTTGGGTTGGGTAGCAAAAAAACGTATCATATGAGGATAGAATATGTCCATAACATTCAAAGTTAAACGGGGTACTAAAGATCAAAACCTTGCTTACACTGGTAAGCAAGGTGAATTCACTATGCAGACAAATAGTGGAGATGAAGCAATACGGTTTCATGATGGTAGTACAAAAGGTGGTTATGAACTTGCGAGATCAGATTTAGGGAACGTTCAAATACCCACTGGTGGAGTAACATTTGAATATCAATGGCATAATACAACGATAACAGGACATCCTACTGAACAAAGTTTGGGTTCTAATGTTGCAGCTAGTGGAAGTGGTGGTTTTGATACACCATCTGGAGATCATTATCTTTATTTAGATAATACGGATAATAATGGTGTTGTATTAGACAATTTTTTAGATACAATCGGAACAGTATCTGCTTCAATTATTGGTACATTTAGACTTTATAAAAAAGCAGATGCTACACAATTTATGCTGTTTTCGATTTTGGATTCTACCAAATATGCAGCTGCTGGTGGAAATAGTGTTTACTATCGGTTCAAAGTCAATCTGTTAGTCTCAAATCTGACACTAACGGATAATATGCCATTGGTTCTTTCTTATGTTTCTGCTGGTGAAGATGCAATTAATGCTTTTGTAGAAAAAGAATATTTTTCTTTTACATCTACTCCGCAGGGTGTTGTTACAGATACTCTAGGTGCTGATAATGCAGATAGCAATGTTAAGGTTTATGTTGGTGCAAAATTAGCACAATATACAACCAATACTAGTATTACACCTAGATATACCATAGGAACTATAAGTCAATCGAACGTAAGTATTACTTTAGACAAAGAGAGTGATACATCTCAAACACCTGACCAAGCAAAGATAACAGCAAGGGATTTTGTCGGTGGTGATGGTGTTGATACGATTGTTGCTACTATTCCGATTATATTAACCAAATCAAATGGTGATACGGTTACTGTCAATCGAAATATAACGTATGATAAAAATAGAGTTAGTACAAATGTATCATTAGAATCTGATGATTATCAAATTGGTTATAATGCTGGTGGTTCTTCTGCTGATCCAAGTCAATATATTTTGACTGCTACACCTCAAGGTTTTGTCAATGCTCATACACAAATAGATGAAATAGCAAAAACCAAAGAATTAACTCTTACGTCTGCACCATCCCCATCTGTTTGGACAGTTGGAACTAAAATTTACAAAGACGATGATAATCATGCAATCGTCTACCAGACAGTTTCAGGAAGTAATGTTAAGTTTTTGATTTCGGATATTGTCGGTAGTTTTTCGGGTTCAGACACTATTACGGATGGTACAAATAGTGCAACATTTTCAGCAATAGATGCTGGTTTTAGCAATACAACCAAAGATCCTGCATTCAAGGCAAAGAGTACCACTCATACCGCAACCGCAACTTCCCCGACATCCAAATTTATTCGTAGAAGATATGTAGTTAAAACCTATGAAGGTACTGGAAATGATGTTGTTTTGGCAGAAGATTCTACAGTTGTTTTTGGTACACAGGCCGGAACTGATGGTGTAACGGTTCTTCTTACCAATCCGTCTGTATTACTACAAACAGATGAATCTTCTGCGGTTGTAACATATGATGGTAGTGGAACATTTATTGAAGTTTATGATGGAAATAGACCATTAACTTTTATTGAGGGAAATCCTACACTTGCCAATGGTCAATTCAAAATTGCCACAACTGCAACTAATATAACTGTTGGTGCAATAACTGACGAGGATGCAAATTCTGGTGGAAGCAATCCAATAAGTTTTAAAAATGCAAAAGTTGCAGATGCGTCTGCAATGACTACGAATAAAAGAACTGCTAATATAAAATTCACTATAACTTCTCAACGGTTTGATGGCAGGGTTATAGAAAAGATTATCAATCAACCGTTTACTAAAAATATCAAAGGTCGTAGTTCTGGTGATTTGCGATTGAGTCGTGATCCAATTAACATTGATACTGATACACAAGGGTTGAAAAGAGCAGACGGAACAACTGCTCTATTTGGTACATCAGGACAACCCAATTATGAAAGTGGTGAAGCACAGGCAGTTGTTGGTGGTCAATCTATTCCTGATAGTGCTGTTACATATGAAATTTTAAATGATACACCAGCATGGGATAATAGTACTGCCTATCAACCAAATGATTATGTATTACATTCTGCTACTATTTACAAAGCAACTCAAGCAAATACAGGACAAAATCCAAGTAGTAATAGTGCGGCTGGAGAAGAATGGTCAGTACAATCAGATGCATATGATGCACAGGCAACTCGAAATGGTTTAAAGGTTTCAATTGCATCTACGGGTGTATATACGTTATCTGAAAATTCTTCTTGGACATCTGATACAGAAAGGTTTACGATAAGGGCAACTATATCTGCTTCAGAAGCATATAATCAAGGGATTATTGAAACAAAAAGATCGGGAACTTTAGAGAATGGAAAAAGATATGTCATTCTCGATTACGAAACAGGTGATGATTTTTCCAATTCTGGTGTTTTATATCCTAGTGGGAATGAGATAACAAATGCCAATGGTGAAGAATTTACTGCTAATAGTACTGCTCCAACTTGGACACAAGGTTCACAACTTTATCAGGATATTTCACTAATAAAAGTTCTGGATATTACAAAAACTAAACGTGGTGAAAATGCCATTGAAGGTCGTTTGACCAATGATCCTGTGGTTGTCGTTACAGGCCCAGAAGGACGAAAAAATTTAGTTGGTGATCCAATTGATTATAGTGGTACTACTGGTCAGTTCCAAGTAATCATAAATGGTGCTGACCAAAGAACATCCGAGCATGTTCAATTTAGAGCAAATGTCAATGATACTGTCCATGATGGGCCCGATCCCGCTTCTAATTGGGGAACAACTACAACAGATGATGGGGGTAATGTAACCACTACCAACGCAACTAAAAATTTCAGTTTTGTAATAGACGATCAAGGGATCTACCAATTTCAAAACGAAAGTTCCAGTTCAATTTGGAATACAGATGCCACTGAAGTTACGGTACAGGCAATTATTGCTAATGCCCAAGCAAAAGTATGGGGATTGATTGCTGGAACAAGTACAGAAGATGTAACTGTAACAAGAAAATTTACTATTAGCAAAAGTCGAGTTGGTAGTGCAGTAGATTTTCGTTTAAAACGTGATCCAGTTATAATTGCAACAAATACCAAAGGTGATTTTGCTCCTGATGACGATCCACAAGGAACCAGAGTACCACTTGATTTTAAATTGGGAAGTTATCCTTCAGGTCATAGCAAATATACGGGTGAATTGGAAATTCGTGTAAGACAGGATGATGGTGGTTACATTGCCAAAAATTCTTTTCATACATCTGCTACTGATTATATTTATTTTAGAGTTAAATCTAATGGTGCAACTTCGGATAATTTGAAAGTGCAGATTTCTGATAGTGCTGGTGAAAATAAAGTAACTACGCCTGAAACTACCACAAACCGTTACGCAACACATAGATATTTTATTTTAGAAGAAGATTCTGCTTGGAATCCTAGCAAAGATCATACCGAATTTATTCTTGAAGCAGTTTTGGGTTCTACAACTTCGGAACGTTATGGTCTTGGTGTTGCAGACTCTAGTAATACTGCAACACCAACCGTTTTAGCAAAAGTTTTAGATGTTAATAGGTCAAGAGCAGGGTCAAAGGCAGTAGAATTTAGACTAACCAATGATCCAGTGCTATTACCTACTAATGGTGATGGTACAAAAAAAGTAGATGGTACAGATTTTGGTAATACTTGGGCTGCTGATGCTGGTGGAAATGCTGATGTTTACTTTGCTGGTGTAAAGTATGATGATGCATCAGAAACAAACGTACAATATCATCTTGTCGGTGAGTCTGCTACTGTTACCGAAAATCCTTCAAGTACGGATAGTACTACTACCATTTCCAGAAAAACTCAAGGTGGATTGACTTTTCAGATTTCAAGGGATGATGGTTCATATTCATTCAATACAAACGATGTTTCAACATATAGAAGTTGGACTTCTGAAACTGAAACATTTACGATCAGAGCAACCATATTAAACGCATTTGCCAAAACTCATGGTATAGTTCCTCATAGTTATTCTGGCAATGTTACAATTGACAAGGTTATAACTATTAGTAAAGGTATGCAAGGTGCTGATGGTGCAACAACTTCTGGTAAAACTCAATGGCATTTTAAGGGTGATAGACAAACATTGGCAAGTGGGGAATCCACTTCTTCAGTCATAAAACTCATTACAACTAGTACAGGTGCTGTAACAGTTGCAGTTGATGTTTTAAATTCTTCTGGTTCATACAATTCTTCTTCTACTTCTGGTTCAACTTGGGCAGTTGTTTCTGGTACAGCAAATAAAGAAGTGAGGATATATTCTAATATTTTCTATAGTGTTACTAACAATGTTGTTACATCATATCCAGAAGTTAGAATAACTTGGACACAAGATGGAAAACAAATTGTTCATAATATCTCAAAGGTTGATGAAGGAAGATTTGAATCTATAAAATATGATGGAAGTTCAAATACCATAAGCAAAAGAATGTTCAATCTTGATGGTACTGAGATTAGTGGAAAGGGTGAAATTAATTTATTAGTACCTGCTTCTGGAGATCCCGGCGAGGGTGGAAGTGTAGGAAGTAAAGGAACTAAAGGTTTTCAGGGAAATTGGCAAGATAATGTACAATCGGGTGATCCAGATAAAGTTAGAAGTGTAACTGTTTCTGGTTCTCATAGTACAGATTATCAAAATCATGAAATTATTGAAGCAACTGGTGGTGGAGGTTCTGGGTTTAGAGGACATTTGGTTGTAGATAATACAGGACAAGTAACTGATGTAAAAGTATTGAATTCTGGTTCTGGTTATTCTTCGGTTCCGACTATATCTGCTCCAGCAAAGGGTGGTGGACAAACATTTACAGCAGTTTTAGGACTTGGTGGTAGAAGTGGATTGGCAGGAGTTAAGGGTGTAGATGCCGATACTTCAGAAAAGGGTATCAAGGGTCATCATGGGCCATACGTTACCACTAAATCAGATGGCACACTCAATGCAAGAATTGAACATGAAAATATTGGTACTGATGGAACCAAGCAATCTGGTGTTAAAGGTCATGATGCTGATACTTCAGAAAAGGGTATCAAGGGTCATCATGGCCCGTTTGTTACTACTAAATCTGATGGAACTTTGGATTCAAGAGTTGAGCATGAATCTGGTGGTACTAAAGATTCTGGAATTAAAGGCAGAGATGCTGATACTTCAGAAAAAGGTATTAAGGGTCATCATGGCCCGTTTGTTACTACTAAACAAGATGGAACTTTGAATTCAAGAGTTGAGCATGAATCTGGTGGTACTAAAGATGCTGGAATTAAGGGTCGTGATGCCGACACTTCAGAAAAAGGTATTAAGGGTCATCATGGCCCGTTTGTTACTACTAAACAAGATGGCACACTCAATGCAAGAGTTGAGCATGAAGCAGGGAGTACTAAAGATGCTGGAATTAAGGGTCGTGATGCTGATACTTCAGAAAAGGGTTTGAAGGGTAAGCATGGGCCATATGTACATACTGATGCTAATGATGCAATTACTGGACGTACAGAATTCGTAGTCGGCACAGATAGCACAACAACTGCTGGAATTAAAGGTAGAGATGCCGACACCTCGGAGAAGGGTCTAAAAGGTAAGCATGGGCCATATGTACATACTGATGCTAATGATTCAATTACTGGACGTACAGAATTCGTAGTTGGATCGGATAGCAGAACAACTGCTGGAATTAAGGGTCGTGATGCTGATACTTCAGAAAAGGGTTTGAAGGGTAAGCATGGGCCATATGTACATACTGATGCTAATGATGCAATTACTGGACGTACAGAATTCGTAGTCGGCACAGATAGCACAACAACTGCTGGAATTAAGGGTCGTGATGCTGATACTTCAGAAAAGGGTTTGAAGGGTAAGCATGGGCCATATGTACATACTGATGCTAATGATAATATTACTGGACGTACAGAATTCGTAGTTGGATCGGATAGCAGAACAACTGCTGGAATTAAAGGTAGAGATGCCGACACTTCAGAAAAGGGTCTAAAAGGTAAGCATGGGCCATATGTACATACTGATGCTAATGATAATATTACTGGACGTACAGAATTCGTAGTTGGATCGGATAGCAGAACAACTGCTGGAATTAAAGGTAGAGATGCCGACACCTCGGAGAAGGGGGTCAAAGGAATTCCTGGCGACTTTGTAATAGTAAATGCAGCTGGTGAAAAAACTGGTAGTTATGCTTATGATACTGCTAATGGAAGTGAACTTGCTGGAGTAAAAGGTTTTGATGGTGATGCTGGTGCTAAGGGTAATAAAGGAAATAAAGGAAGTAAAAATTCGGGAAATCTTGGTACAGGAGCTCCCGGCGACAAAGGAAATAAAGGTGATAAAGGCCCGAAAAATACTGGACATCTTGGTACAGGTGATCCCGGCGACAAAGGTGATAAAGGTGATAAAGGCCCGAAAAATACTACCAATGCTGGTACAGGTGATCCCGGCGACAAAGGTGATAAAGGAAATAAAGGTACAAAAAATGCTACCAATGCTGGTGATGGAGATCCCGGCGACAAAGGTGATAAAGGTGATAAAGGTGATAAAGGTACAAAAAATGCTACCAATGCTGGTGATGGATCACCTGGCGACAAAGGTGATAAAGGTGAAAAAGGACAACCTGCACCTTCTTCAAGTAAAGGAGCAAAAGGGGCAACAGGTGATTCTGGTCAAAAAGGTCAAAAAGGACAAAAAGGTCAGAAGGGTGTAAAACCGTCTGGTAGTGATGGAAGTACTTGGTCAAATCATACAAGTCATACTTTCAATTTTTCGTTTAATACCGCAACTGTTCCAACTATAACTTCTTTTAAAGGAGATGGAACATATAATGGTTCTAATACGGCTTCAGCTGTTATTGGATTTAAATCTCAAAGTATATCACATTCATAAAAATACTATATAAATAATCTAAAAGGAGATAGATATAATGGCAAAATTTCGTTTTGATGTTGGGGTGATTATTTATCAGGAAGTAACTATTGAAGCAGAGGATCTGAATTCTGCTAAGATAACTCTTGATGAAGCAACAAAAGATCTGAAAGATGGTATGGGTTTCGGTTCTGGTACTACAAAAGAGGGTCTTGATTGGGATATGAGACACAAAGAAATTCAATGGTATGGGGTAAAACCCAATTCTGTTATAGAAATATCAGAGGAGAATCCATTGGAGTAACATCTTTTTATTATGGTTGATGCTATATTTTGTGTAAGTTTAGAAAGAATGGAAGAACGTAGAAAAAATGTTATTGAAATATTATCAAAAATGGATTTTGCACCAGTATATGTATTTGATGCCATTGATGGAATGGTATTAGATTGGGAAGATTTTTATGCTTCGGGTTTTTATGAATATAAAAATAATAAAACCGATCAAAACTGGACTTATTTTCCTGTTATAAATAAAAAAGTTATTTTCAAGTTCTGGAATAGACCAGTTACGAAAGGGGAAATGGGTTGTAGTATTAGTCATTACTTAATATGGAAAAAGGCATATGAAATGGGGTTTTCCGAAATTTTAGTTTTAGAAGATGATATTGAAATTAAAAATAATAACTGGATAAATGTTTTTTCCGATTTCAAAAATGAATATGATTATGATTTGTTTTATTTGGGAGGATCGTGTTATGATTGGGATTCATTTACAAAATATGTTAATAGAGTGTTTTTCAAATATACTACTCATGCCTATATTATTAAGTCAGAAGCAATTCGTATTTTATTGAATTCAAATTATACAAGTAATATGATAGTGATTGATGAGTTTTTAACTACTTGTTATGACGAACATCCAAGAAAGGATTTGAGGAATTTATATAATATTGAGAGAAAATTGAAGGCATATTCTATAAAAGAAGATGCAATTGTACAACTGGATCAGGGTGGAAGTCAGACTGAACCAATATAAAAGGATTTTTATAAATGAAAATATTAGATGATAACAGATTTATGAAATTGGTAAATGGTGAATTGAAACCGTTAGGGGTACAAAATACTGAAAAGAGGAAAATATTATATTTAAAACATCCTTCTTGGCAAGATCCGACAAGTAAAGAAAGGGGAATGGGCAGTATAAATGCTGTAGGTAGAGTTATTTACAACCATATGGATTATTTGCAAAAATTGGGTTATCAGGTAGATTTGTTGTTTGATGGGGAATTAACTCAAGAAAATGCAAAAGATTATGATTTTATACATTGTAGTTTTTGGTATCAATGTTTGAGAATGATTAGGATGGGTATACCGTACATTTTAAATATCCATGATAACAATCCTTTATTAGAAGAAAAAGGATCAGCCTTTTATGATGTTTATTCTAAATGCATTGAACAATCATTAGTAACTGTTGCACAGACAGATCAAGCAAAAGAACAATGGAGTCATTTATCGCATAAGATTTTAACAGTTCCTGTTCCAATCAATACGGATTATTTGACAATTGATGATTCTATTGAAAGAGAGGATTTTGTATTATGTGCAGCTGCGGTTCAGAACATAAAAGGACATCGTTATCTTGCAAAGGCATGTAATGATTTGAAATTGAAATTGGTAGTTATTGGTAATCCAGATGAGAAAGATGAAGTTGAAGCATTAAAACATCAAATTGGTCAGAGTGATGGAAGAATAACGTGGTTGGATAAGTCAATTCCTTTTGATGAACTTATAGATTACTATCGAAGATGTAGGGTATTTGCCATGACTACCAAGATGGATGTACCTGGCTTGGTATATTTGGAAGCACTGAGTTGTGGGGCAAATGTGGTTGCAACGGAACAGGGTGATTATAAATCGGAGAATCCGAAAATTGCACGATGTACTTTAGAAAATGAAAGTATCAAACATGCGTTAATGAATGCTTGGTTTATGGAACACGATTCAATTGGCAGAGAATATGTCATTAACAAACATCATCCTAAAAAATGTGTTGAGTTATATAATGATCTGGTTTATAATGGAAATTGGTCTATTGACTATAACATGCTAGATAGATCAAGTGCTTTATATGATATGGATTTTTCAGATCCAGAGAAAATTACTATGTGGTATGGTCGTAGTCCATTTGATGTTAGTGGTGCTATAGAGTATGATTTTAGAGTTTTTCAAGAAGGAGAAATAACTTGGTCTGATAACGATAAACTCGAAGATGGTGTTGGTATATTTAGAACTTGGTCAAGTGGTTGGGTAAATCCAGATTTAGAATTTAAATATGAAATAAAACTAAAGGATGTTCTAATAGAAACGGGAAAGGGAAAAAATGAAGACGTGGAACGAACGTTTCATGTAAACGATTTTGAATTTTTGAGAAAAGGATCTGATAGATTTTCGACTATTGAAAGTAATAATATTGATGATGTGATGAATGAAGATATAGATAAATATATAGATCAAAGAATAAGAGGAAAGCAATGGGAATTATATGTTGATTCTATCGGAACTGGTCTTGAATTGTATAGTTGGCCTCTCCTGAATGAAGAGTTTTGTAGTGAATTAATCGAAAAGGCAGAACAATATGGTCAATGGACAACAGATAGGCATGTAAATTATCCTACGCATGATATTTTATTGAGCAGTTTTGGTTATGGTGATATATGGGATACAATATTAGACGAATACGCACATCCAGTAGTATCTTCTATTTGGGGATTACAAGGATTTGTGGGTAATATGAAAAATGAATCTTTTATAGTAAAGTATGATTTAGAATCAGAAAATTATCAAACTGATTTGTCGTGTCATCATGATGCGTCTGATTATACCTTTGTTGTTGGTTTAAACAACGACTATACAGGTGGGGGAACTTGGTTTCCAAGACAAAATCATTTAGTTGATAAGTCAGTTGGAGAAGTCGTAGTTCATCCAACAATTACACACAAACATGGTGCAAGAGCAGTTATGTCAGGTACAAGATATGTTCTTATAACATTTTGCAACAAAAAATAAAAAGAGAGGAAAAAATGGCACTTTATAAAGTAATATTAGAAACAACTTATAACCATGAAGGTATTATCGAAGCAAATAATGAAACTGAACTCAATGAAAAGATTTCATCCATTTCAACTGATAGTTTGGCATCAATACTTATACCAGTTGAATGGTGGGCAGAAAAGGATGAAACTAAAACTATTTCTTTGAAAGAGAGTGAATTGTTAGGGGGATAATTAGTGAATTTTTTTATTGAAATTGGTTCATGCGATTTTGATACGTTACTTCCATTAGCAAAAAATGGTTGGTATGGTATTATTGTTGAACCAGTTAGTGAATATTTGAACAATTTAGAAACACATCCGAATGTTATTTTTGAAAATTCTGCGATAAGTACTTATGATGGTGAAACTGAGTTTTATTATTACGATCCTTTACTATCTGAAAAAATAAATAAACAGTGGGTTCGTGGCATTGGTTCTTATAATAATGAAATAAATGGTTTTGTGCCAAATCCACAATGGAAGGATTTTGAAAGAAAAACCATAGTTAAAACTATGACTTTAGATTCACTTATCAAAAAATATAGTATTACACAAATAGATTTTTTAAAAATTGATGTTGAAGGTTGTGAATTACCGATTGTACTCAATTATAGTTGGGATGTTTTGCCGAAAGTAATAAAAATGGAAACGACTCATTGGGAATCGACAGAGAATTATTATAATGGTGAGATAAAACAACCAATACTTTATTTATTAGAAAAAAATGGTTATATAATATGGGAAGAAGAATATGATTTGTATGCTATTAGATGATTCGTTATTATCATGATAGACGCTATATATTGTGTTTCGTTGACTAGGTTGGTAGAGAGAAGGGATTTTATTATCAATTTATTATCCCCCTTTCAGAAGGAATTTGATATATATGTATTTGATGCGATAGATCATCAAAACGTTTCTTTGGAAGATTTGAATTCGGAAGGGTTTTTTACCTACGATTCATGGAAGATGGAAGATAGTAACAATTTTTGGTATTCAAGAGATTTGAAAATGGGATCAATATGCAATTTGCTCGGTCATTATAATATTTGGAAGCATATTTATGATAATTATCAGTTTGCTTTAGTCCTAGAAGATGATGTAAAGTTTGTAGGCAGAGATTTTCGAGAAAGTTTGTTTATTGCATCAAATTTTATGAAAACCAATGATTGTGATTTGTTTTATTTGGGATGTTGGCCGGTGAAGGGGTATGAGACTGAAGAAGTAGATGATATTATAGAGAAGGTTGGTTATACATATAATTCACATGCGTATATAGTAACAAAAGATTCTGCTAAAGAATTATTTTCTTCGGGAATTAAAAACAATTTGATAACTACTGATGAGTACATCGCTTCTACATATTGCGAACATCCGAGAGAAGATATTAGACACTTGTATTCTAATAGAAAATTGAATGCTTATAGATTTAAGGATGATGTTGTGGTTCAGAGAGTAGGGCATTCCAATGTTATTGGAGAATTAGGTGGAGTAGATAAGAGTGAAATAGAAAATTCCAGATCAGTATAGGAGAAAAAAATAAAAATGGCAACAATAACTAGTCTGAATTTAACAGACACATTTAATACATTCATGACTAGGGTGAATAGTTTGATAAGTAAACTAAATACTATAACGGCAGATGCATCAACTGTTACAGTTAATCATTCGGCATCTGCACCTAGTTCTGGATCTCAAACAAATTCGACTGCAATTTTATATACGGATTCCGCAGACGGAAAATTAAAAGTTCAATCAAAGGATGGTAGTGGAACTTCTACTACATATGCGTTAAACTCAACAATGACAACGCATGTTATCAATTCTTCTTTAACGGGAAATTTGCCCACATTATCAAATTCTAGTGGAGTGCTGTTTATTGATAGTACCGATAACAAGTTGAAAGTTAAAATTAGGGATTCTTCAGGAAACGATCAGACTTACATTTTGGCAAACCAATCATAGGAGAGAAAGTAAATGTCAACTCAAATACAAATACAACGGTCAACCGCAGCCACCACTACACCTACATTGCTTTTTGGTGAATTGGGTTATAGTACCAGAAGTTCAGAATCAACTGACAGAAAAGGTTATCTTTGGATAGGTGATGATAGTGGTAATACCTCAAGAGTGGTCGGTGGAGATCATTTTGTTCAAATGTTGGATCATAACGCCGGAACACTAACTGCTAATAGTGCTTTAATAGCAGGTGCTGATGGTGTAATGAATTCGTTAAAAGTTAGTGGTGTGGAATTAACGACTAATGAACTAAAATACACAGCAAATGACTCTAAGATTACTATCACACCAGCTGTAGCCACACCTCTAAAAATTACTGATGGTACAGTTGATTATGTGAGTTTTGTCTCAACAACTGATGATGCATCAATGTCATTAGATGCTCCACTTACGGGTACTATTTCCTTCAAAGATAATGTGGCATCTGCTTTGAGTTTTAAAGAAGGCACTAATGAATATATGAAGTTTGATACTAGAGACGATGCTGAATGTGTGGTAATTTCTAAACCACTTAACATTGGATCTAATGCACTTTCGATGACGGGTGATATATCTGGTGGTAATGGTACATTTTCTACAGCAACGGGTGCTGTACTCACTCTCGTTAATGAGACTGATGGTGATGCTACGGGAAATCGTGCAACAAAATTACTTTTCACAGATAATCATAATAATGAAATGGGTAAAGTGATTGCCGATCACGATAGTGGTAACGATGATGCTAAAGGAAGATTGAGATTTTTTACTGGTTCTGGAGCGGGTAATACTGAAGAACAGGATGCTACCGAAGCATTGGAAATAAACTCAGCACAAAAGTCTATATTTAAAGGTGATGTGGATATTGGTACTGCTACTACTAACAAAGATTTAACAGTTCATGGAAATTTTTATGTGGAAGGTACAACTACAACACTTGATTCCACTACTGTTTCAGTTGCTGATAAAAATCTTGAAATAGGTTCTACACTTACTATCGCAGATTCGACCCCGACTTTTACTGGAACTGCTTGGACACCAAGTCAGAATTACACGAATGAAACACCAACATCTGGTGGATCTGCTGGTGCTTCGGGTCTTTGTGTTAATATTGCCACTCATAATGGTGCATCACCAAATATTGAATTTACCTTAGTTTCAGATGGTACTGGTTATGCTGATGGAGATAGTTTGACTTTTTCAGATCCAGCAGAGAACGGTGGTGATATTGTAATAGTACTAGAAACAACAACTGATGCTAGTGCAAGTGGTGGTGGTGTTACTTTAAAGGGTACTACGGATAAAACTATTATTTGGGATACAACCAATAATAACTGGACATTTGATACGGGTTCGGCTGATGGTGGACTAAATTTAGACGGAACCCATGCAAAAGATTTTAAAATTGCTAACGCATCTGTTTTAAATGCAACTACATTAGGTTCTGCTGTTGTAAATTCTTCACTAACAAATGTTGGTACATTAACTGCCTTAACGGTTAGTGGTATAGTAAATAATACGGATGACACCCAAGCAACCAATTCAACTACAGGTGCTTTGAAAACTGCTGGTGGTCTTGCTGTTGTTAAAAATGCACATGTCGGTGGTACACTTGATGTTACAGGTGCTTCAACATTAACAGGTGCTATAACTGCTGGTGGTGCATTAACTGTTGCTGGTGCTACAACACTTAACAGTACATTAGATGTTCCTAGTGGACTTGCTTCATTAGATGGTGGTATTAATGTTGCCGATAAATTTACAGTTGCAGATAGTGGAAATACTGTAGTCGAAGGTACATTTGATGTTACAGGTGCAGTAAATCTCAATAATGCAACCCAATCAAGCAGTTCAACTACTGGTGCATTGATTGTTGATGGTGGTGCTGGTATTGCTAAGAATGCAAATGTTGGTGGCAATCTTGCTGTTACAGGTACTTCAACATTAACGGGTAATGTGTCTACGGCTGGAACACTCGATGTTACAGGTACAGCCGCATTAGGTGCTACAACAATTACATCTGGTACTGCAACAACAATTATTGGTGCGGATATAACATTTTTTGATACGGCAGATGAAGCAAATCCTTCATTTAGTATGGGTGATAATGCAAATGATGCTTTAGTAATAACATCCGTTATGGATTCAACTGACAAAGATGCATTAAGTCATGTTAAATTTAATACTCTCAGTCAATTGGTTGATGGTGCAACCGAAAATGGAACTCAAAATGATGGTGCGTTCCAGTTTTGGGTTGACAACAAACACAAATTTGGAATTGTGGATGGTGGTATGTGTGGTTTTACAGCAAGTGGTTGTTCGTATATTTTACCAACAGACGATAATGAAACTATTGCCAGTAGATTGTCATCATCTAAACCATATCTCGACAATTTTACTATTGATGGCGGTACATGGGAGCAAGCAAGTTCGTAATATAAATAATAAATATTATTTTAAGAGGAAATTGATATGAATGAAGTACCAAATAATGAATATATCATAGACGAAAAATTAGTTAAAGAGGCGTTAGTTTCCATTGTCCAGAATAGGGCATTGGAACTAACCTCTCAAAATTTACTATTACAGGCAAATTATCAAGTCTTATTAACAGAATGTCAAAATTTTCCTTCAGTTTTAGAGGAAAATAAGACTTTAAAGAATCAAATGGAACTTTTAACCAAAAAAACATCTGAAGAAATACAACAAGCATTAGATGAAAGGACTAAATTACAAGCAACGCATGAACACGCACTTTCGGATCAAGTGGACATGATTAATAAAATTGATACATATTATAAACCAAGAATAAGAGAATTGGAAAAAGAACTTGAAAAGGCAAAAAATATGATTCCTGATAAAGTGCTTCCGAAGGATCAACCTAACAAGAAATAGGACTCATAAATGGCAACAATAATTATTCCCAAGAGGAACATTACTGATACCTCACAACCATCATCATCAGATTTACAGGTTGGTGAAATTGCAATAAATTTGATGGATGATGGAGGTGATGGTGCAATTCTCTATACCAAAACAAAGAATGGACAAATTGCCAATCTGACATCTTCGATAACTTCTGGTTCTATCAATGAAGGTACGGCAAAGTCTCTACCATTTTTTGCGGCGTGCGGAAAAACTCTTAGTACTACTGATGATACTGGTGGAAATGGTTTGTTTTGGTCAACGGGAACAGATGATTTTGGACTTAATACCAATGCACCTGATGCCGATTTAACAATTAAAGGGAGTTTTGATACATCCTTAACAGCAACTAGTTCAGGAACAAGTGTTACTACTACTACCGATCATGGTTTGATTGCTGGTGATGCTGTTAGGATGCCTACAGGAAATTCTAGTGCAAATGAAGTTTTTTCCGTTTCTTCAGTTACATCTTCAACTGTTTTTGTTGTTGATTCTACTCCTACCAATGATTTGTCTTCTAATACTACAATACATATAAATTCTGATTTTTTAAATATAAAGACAGGAGACAATGCAACTAAAGTTACCATTACAAAATCTGGTCGTTTGGGGATTGGAACTTCTTCCCCCACAAGTGAATTGCATGTTTCTGGTACGGGTGGTATAGTAATTCCTGTTGGAACTACGGCACAAAGAGGAACTGCTACACAAGGTAAGATTCGTTATAATTCAGAAAATGCATGTTTTGAAGGTTACAATGGATCAAATTGGAGAAATTTTGCAACACAACTATATGTTGATACTCAAATAACTGCACAAGATGTAGATGCAGAAGGTGATAGTGGTACAGTCGCAATCGACCTAGATTCGGAAACACTAACAATTGCTGGTGGTACATGTTTAACTAGTACTGGTTCTGGAAACACGATTACTATTGCTCACGATAATAGTGCGGTAACTGCTGGTTCTTATGGCAGTGCAACTGCAATACCAGCAATTACAGTCGATGCACAGGGTCATATCACATCACTTTCAACTAATTCCATTTCTACGAGTTTTGATATATCTGCTGATACAGGTACAACTGATACAGTTAATACTGGTGAAACATTAGATTTTTGTGGTGGTACGGGATTAACTAGTGCAGTTTCCGATAATCGAATAGATTTTTCACTCGATAATACTGCTGTAACTGCTGGAAATTATGGTAGCACTACTGCTATTCCTGTTGTTACAATTGATGCACAAGGTAGAATTACTTCTGCTAGTACTGCTTCCATTTCTGGTTATAATTGTGAAAACAACATGGATGATACAGCATCATTTTTGTGTGGTGGAACTGGTATTACGATTGTAAATGATGATGCTAATAATTGCCTTACAATTAATGCGGATGCATCACAAACACAAATTACTGCTGTAGGTACTATTGGAACTGGTGTTTGGAATGGTACAGCAATTGCAGATGGTTATATTGCTTCAGCATCCACTTGGAACGCAAAGCAAAATGCACTAACTTTTGGTATTGCTGATACAAATGCAGTTAAAATAGACCATGATTCGGTTGCTAGTGGAGATTTTGCTAAATTTACTGCGAATGGTATTGAAGGTAGGGATGCATCACAGGTTCGTTCAGATATAAATGTAGATGTTGCTGGTACAGATAACTCAACCAATGTAACACTTGCTGGTAGTTATGACTATTTAACAATTAGTGGTCAAGCAATAACTAGAAATCAAATTGACCTAACAACTGATGTTATGGGGGCATTACCGAATGCCAATTTAGCAAATAGTGCAATAACCATCAATGGTTCTTCAGTTTCTTTAGGTGGAACTAGAACATTAGTTACGGATGATATTGCTGAAGATGGTTCACCTACCAATTTGTGGCATACAACTGAAAGAGTACAGGATGTCGTTGGTGGGCAGATAGTAACTAATGGTTCACATGCTGGTATTTCTTTTGCCTACGATGATTCGGGAGATGGTGCAATAGATGCAACTGTTAATGCTAC